ATGGCCACATACAGACTATTCTCGATTCTCACAAAGATTATCAAGTCCAAGATTACTGATATGACAAGGACTGAGATTGCTGATCCAATGACTATTGAGTTCACTAAAAAGGAACCAGCAGTTCTGAGATTCACTGAAGTTCAAACTTTGGTACCAATCGCAACTATCACTGCCCCAGTTACTGAAGTTCAAACTTTGGTACCAATTGCAACTCCCACTTTGGTAATTACTAAAGTGCCCGTTGCAACTATCACTGCCCCAGTTACTGAAGTTCATACTTTAGTACCAATCGCGACTAGAACAGCTACAAAAGCGCCTATCAAAGAACTTGCTTCTTTAGTTATAGGAGTTCATACTTCATTAGCTAGAACAGCTACAAGAGCGCCTATCAAAGAACTTGCTTCTTTAGTTATAGGAGTTCATACTTCATTAGCTAGAACAGCTACAAGAGCGCCTATCAAAGAAATTGCTTCTTTAGTTATAGGAGTTCATACTTCATTAACTACAGCAGCCACAGAGAGAAATAACGAAACCGATACAAAATCCATTTGTATACCTCTTAAACGAACCAACATAAATGATAATAGGTTGAATGGGATCCAATCATTATTCCGCATAAAAATAGACCCATTCTCCGAAATAAATTACCACTTGCACGTTAGATTGAAACATTTCTTTCGGTATTGTATGACCATCATACAATTTCCGCGATTAGTTACCGACTAACCGCGGAAATTTGAACGATAAAGACCAAACCAATTCTGTACATAGAAAAAAACAGAAAAAAAACAGAAAAAAGAAGAAGAAAAGAAGAAAAACAAAAAAAGAAGAAAAACAAAAAAAACAAAAAAACAATCAAAAGTTTGTATTTAGATTATATATGGAGGGACTTAGTACTGATTTCATATTTTCATTTTTCCCTAAATGGGGCCTAAGATAGAGCAACGAATGCTCTCGAAGGAAAGGTAAAGTCATCTGTAAAGCAGAAAGACGACCTACAAACATTTTGGTTACAAATTGTATAAAACTAAAAATTATTTTTATACGATTTATCTTACACCAGTGTACCTAATTTTATTACTTTTTTTGGTAAAAATCAATTGCCATAAAAATAGTTCCTTTTCATGGAAAGCAGCCGCACAACTACTCAAATAATATTTCCACATTTTATAGAATTTTGGATCATATTTTGATTTTGTGTTTGATAATTCAAATCTATCCAACCATGCTAATAATGTGTTACCATAATCCATACCAAAATTGTGAACATCTTCTACTACGAAACCATTATTTTCTGAATGGGATACTATATTTACCAAATTTGGTATTTGCCCACGAGTAAATATATACTTCAGAATCCATGGATCAATACCTTTATTATTGTGATCAGAACCAATTGTATGTAGTAGTACTAATCCATCATCCTTGAGATTATTGTGCATAATTTTGTAAAATTCATCATATCTATCATCCGCCAAGTGTTCATAAAATCCAACTGATAAAATTCTATCAAACTTGATATTGTATTTGGAAATTTCCGAAAAATCGCCATAAATGTATTTAACATTAAGGTCACTACTATTTTGTAGTTTTTCGTTAGCATATTTGAGATGTTCAGTCGATAAATTAATACCAACAATATTTACACCAAAAGTTTTTGCTAGATATTGGGCTAACATTCCCCAACCACAACCAATATCCAAAACCGTCATTCCTGGTTCTAATTTCAATTTTCGTCCAATAAGATTCATTTTAGCAATTTGAGCTTCATCTAATGTCATTTGTGGTCGATTCCAGTAACCACATGAATATTGCATATTAGGATCCAACCATGATTCAAAAAATGTATTACTTAAATTATAATGATTATTTATCATATCCAGACTTGATGTTTGACCTTGGATTAATGGATTAAATATTTTTTTGAAAAAATTGTTGCCATTTTCAAATTTAACATACTTTTTAGTTTGAATAATTCTCCGGAATAAATTATAAAGATTTGGTGTATCCCACATATTGTTCATATATGCTTCACCTAATGCAAGATTACCACGTTTATAAACATCCAGAAAAAGATCATTCTTATTTGTGCTAAAAAACATATCCCTATTTTCCTTGATGTCACCATCATCCATCATTTGTTGCATTTTTTCAACAATTTTATTCTTGCCCCACATCGAAAAAAAATAAACAACAAATATAATTAGCAAAATAATAATTATTATCGTGCACATATTTTGGGAAAAAAATTCTATTATATTCATCCGCTATATATATACTTATACATTATGAATTATTTTTTTATAATTGGATATGGTATCTAGAATTAAAATTTTATAATTGGATATGGCATATAAAATTATCTTTTATTCTCTAAAAATTGAAAAAATAAATGTCATAATAAACTATTGTAATACATTATTATTTAGTTAGAGTTATTACAAATAATTATCACTATGCTAGAAAATTTAATTGTTGCATTTTCAAATATTCCATGTTTATGGTCAATTTCGCAAGCTTTTCGCAACAATGATCTATTAACTGCTGGAATTATTGCGAATGTTGGGCTGGCATCATTTTTATCGCATTTAGTTGAAAATCATAAACATGGTATGCCAGGTATTGGTTTTTCAAACAAAATTTCGTATTATCTAAATAGAATGGATGTGGCTGGTTGCATATTTGTGATATCACGTTTATTATATTTATATTATCACAAATATGGTTGTAATTTAAATCCAATTGTTGATGATTTACAATTATGCACACTATTATTGGTATCTTTACATTTATTAAGAATTTCAGAATTTGATAAATACAATCCCGAATTGAAGTATATCTATATTGCGACACATTCGTTTTGGCATATTAGCATTTTTACTACAATGAATTTATTTTTGTCAAGATTTATTTATTAATACTTACACATTATAAAATATATATTAATATATTTTGTAATTTGTAATCTTGCATTAGTAACAATAGCACAGACTATTATAATAAAAATTTATTATCCCACGGATTCGTGTTTTTGTATTCAGCATTCGCTTTGCTCATTTGAATAACATCTTTCGGATTGCATTCAGCATTCGCTTTGCTCATTTGAATAACATCTTTCGGATTGTATTCAGCATTCGCTTTGCTCATTTGAATAACATCTTTCGGATTGCATTCAGCATTCGCTTTGCTCATTTGAATAACATCTTTCGGATTGTATCCAGCATTCGCTTTGCTCGTCTGAATTACATCTTCAAGATTATATTCACTATTTATTTTTTGGAGTTCTTCTCTGGCTTTTCTTGTTTCCTCTTCCAATGCAATTATTTTGGCTTGTGCCTCAATTTGTGCTCCAACTTGAGACATTTTTTTTCCAAATATTTGTGTATCGGTTGGTACAGCGTCTATTTTTTGTAAATTTTGTTTGACAATTTCCACCAATTCGGTCGTTATTTTATTTATAGCATTAGTTGTTTTTTCCAATTCGTGATGCGCAGGAGAATTAATAACGCCTTTTATTTTTTCAGCAAAAACCAATTGTGTGGTTGCAATATTAATATAATGTGCACACGCTAGTAACTGTTCAATTTTTGTTTCGCCTTTGATTACAGAATTTACAGTCGTTATCAATAATTGTATAGTTGTTACAACATATTTACCCGCAGATATTAATCCATTTATCCAAGCAGGATCAGGATGATACACCGTTTTGTTTTTGTACGAATCATTCATATCTCTTTGAATACGTTCTTTTTGTGCAGCAACTGTTGCGTTTAATAAATCCAATGATGATCTTGATAATGATTGCGTTAAATTAACAATATATGTCGAATTAATGGGACTAGTAAAAAAGTTACCAAAATCTATCGGTCCATACAATTCACTAACCAAATTTTGAATAATTTTGGAATTTTCCGAAAATTCACGATGTACTAAATCACTTAAATCGGTTTCATATGGAGAGTGCTGGGAATGTTGAGAGTGCTGGGAATGTTGAGAGTGCTGGGAATGTTGAGAGTGCTGGGAATGTTGAGAATGAGCAGTATTCATTTTTTGTGAAGCAAATAATTTAGTAATATCAGATACAACATCACTAGATGCGCAACTTCTTTCCGATGATGTTTGATTTGGCGTAGGTATATCAGCAAAATTAGGCATTTGTGGTTCGAATATGTTATATTTTGCATCGATTGTATCATTAAATGCAGGCCGATAATTATTTCGATCGGGCATTATTGGAGCTGATCTAGTATCCCGTAATGAATAACTTCTTGCTAAATTATGGTCCATCCTTCCGGAATATTTTGTTGGTAACCTAATATCATCATCAGAAAATGGATCAAAACTAATCAAAGAAGACTTACCTTCATATTTTGGTATGTCCTCAACAGAAGATGAGGTAGAACTATTTTTTTCAGTTTCATTATCGGATAAAAAATCTGTTTCGATATCATTATCGAGGTCAATGATATCTTCTGACTTATTATGATTACCGTATCCATTCGCGTATATTTCATCAGTGTAAATAATTTTTTTACTAGGATCTCGTAAACATTCTTGAATATCATTAATCCATTCCCGTTTTTGCTCAAGATTTTTTCCAAATAATATAATTCTTCTTTCCTTTCTTTTTTTAATCGTGCCTTTTTCCGGAACCAATAATCGAAATTCATAATCGGAACTATCATTAAGTGTTACTAATTTAATTTTATTACGCAGGTGAATATATATTTTTAATTGAAATTTTCCATTTTTAATTTTTTTGGTTAATAATAAGCAATCCGTAAAAAGAAAAAAGTATCTTGTTTTCTTTGATTTGGTATTTGGAGAAAAATAACCTAAATCCCCATGTCTAACCAAGTATCTCGTACCAACCAACAGGTTTTTTGGTTTAGGTTTGAGCATATTGTAAACCATTTTGATATCATTTGCCGGATTTTTTGTGCCCCGATAATTCATTATTATATGGTTATTTTATAACAACGATAAAATTGTGTATTATTAGCCACCAAATAAAATAGTCTGTCGTGCTATTATTTTTTCAATTTTTTATAAATTATAATATATTGTTATTAATGAATTATAATATATTGTTATTAATCAATTATGATCGTAATTGATAACTAATATCAATTTGTTTTTTTCCCGGTTTTACTATCATTATCCATTCCAAAAAACCCATTTTTCGTTTTGATTTTGGTTCGGCTTCTAATAGGGTCGCATTACCAATAAAATCTTTTTAAATTACTTCCTGATCATTTTCTGTATCGTTAACAATATTACCAGTTATTTTTATTTTGGTAATAGTATATTTATTTTTATCATTTATAGAATCACTGTTACCATTTTCAAAAATAGTATTACTATCTGTTTTGTTGACATATGCTCTAATTCTTGATGTTCGTCCAACGATTATTTCAAGTGGTGTATTTTTGGGTGTTCGTTGTATTTGTACCGATCCAAGAGATAAAGTTGTATCAAGAACAGATGAACGTGCAAATATTTTTAGATTTCCCGATGGAAGCTCTTGATCAATATCCGGTATCCGATATCCGTAACTAAATTCAATAAATTTTTTATCTTTGAAGTCATAACTGTTGGAAAGATCAACGATATATATTTTGGAAGAATTAATTTTATATTCAAATAATGGAAATAAATATTTTTCCCCCATAATTGTCATGCTGTTTTTTATAGGGAATGTTAACATTTCGGAAAATGGTATTTGTTTGACATCGCTATTATTTTTTGCTGTAGATGCTGGCATTAATGATTGTGTTTCGTAAATACGTCGTGGAGAAGAATCATCTGTTTTGATATTAGCTGCAACTAACACAACTTTTTCTGAAAAAATACTATTACATGTATTATTAGTAATTAATGCCATAAAATATAATGTTCCATTTTGCGATTCTTCTAAATTTTCGGAATCCAAATATAAATGATATACTGGTGTCCACATAATACTATTTACCATATATTGTAAAATTCCTTGTTCCTTGGCAACAAATAAGGGTCGTTTATGTCTGGTATTAGGTACAATCGCATGTGTCCATTTTTTGAAGTATATTAATTCATTTTTGTTATTGATAAGCGAAATTATTTTTGGTTCAATCGAATTAATTTCTCCAGTGATACTATTTCCATTCGTATCAATTACTGTTATTGTATCATTGCATAATATTTTACCATCAATCATATTATTATTGGTCATAACAGTTGCGTCCGATATTGTTCCATCTTGTTTAAAAAATGTCACTGAATCCTCAATAGTGCCCAATAATAATTCCTGATCCTTATCATTAATATTATTAATAACAAGAGTTTTTTGTTGATAAATTATTAGTTTATTTATTTTTATTAGTTTTTTCGAATCGGTTTTTTTTTCACCACCGCTAGTTTGTTTAAGTAACATGTATTTATTTTTATATTTTAAATATTTGTTTTTGTTGTCCATCATTATATTTATTTAGTAATAAAATTATTATTATTTATTCGTATCTATCTAGATATGAATGAATAATACTGACAAGCGTTTTTTAACCAGCCTTAACAAACTGCTTTCTAACCAGCATCAAAAAGTTTCCCAACTGGTTTTTACCAGTACCATCACCATTGTCGCCCCAATAATTGTCATTAGTGGTGTGTTCAACCAATGTTTTATCACCAGTTTGCAACAATAATTTTTGCAAGTCAGTATGTTGGGTGAATTTCGCTATTAATGCATCCAGCATAACAGTATCTTTGTAACCGTTGTGCCAATCGTTTCTTTTCAGATGATTATTTTTTCTGGCCAACTGGAAAGCTTCTCTGGGTGATTGTGCAGTTCGTATTTGTTCGGCAATCAGTGGTTGATGCGGTAAAAATCCCTGTGATTGGAAATAATGTTCAGTGGTAGGATATCTAACTCCACCAATCGTAATAGATGCCGCATAAAAATTGGTCATCCAGTAACCAGGCTTGTCATTTTCGTAAAAACAAAAAGTCGTTTGCGGATTGTACAATGGTCTACCAGTACGCAGATTTGTACAATTTGTTTCATGACTGGTTTGTGTTGGCACTGATGTTATGCAGGATTCTCTATTACACCCTGAACCGTGGAATGGTCCTCCAGTTATTGCACCAGAATGATGATTATAACAGGTACGACAGCAAAAGTCCACACCTGGAGACGGTTTGTAGGAACACTTGGTATTTGCACATTTGGTAGCTACTGTGACACTACATTGTGCCTGTTTTTGTGCGCATCCGGAACCATGGACTGGACTTTTTCCAGCCCAGTGATTATTACGACAATGCAAACAACAATAATCATAACCAGTGGTTTCAAATCCGCACTGTGGATGAGCACATTTTTTCTGTTGTGCTCCTTGCGGGACTATGCTTTTTTGTTGGCATCCAGAATCATGGGCTGGGTTTTTTCCGGCCAAGTGGTTCTGTCTACAAACCAAGCAACAATATTTGTAACCGGTAGTAGTATGTCTACATTGGGGATGAGCGCATTTGTAATGGGTAGTGTTCATTTTTAGTGAATCGATACAATGACAATGGTTGTGTTTTTTCGATGAATTCGAATAATCTGGATAGCAAATTCTATGGAACAAACAGTGACTCAAAATTTCAATTTTTTGGGGCAGCTCATTCAACAATATTTTGTCATACATGTCGAGCCAATATCACCTTTGTTCAAATTGTCAAGTTGTTGTACTATTTCATCATTGAGCTGAACAGAATCATAGGCGATATTCGACATAATATTTTCTACACGATTCGACGAAACAGCCGAGTAATACCAATAATTTATAAAATTGATTATTTTTTTTTCAAATTTTTTTATCTCGCACTTGAAGTTCCTTAATAAAATTAGTATTTGGTGATATTATTGGTCTAATTGCCAATAATTTTGAGTAAGCTTAATAAAATTAGTATTTGGTGATATTATTGGTCTAATTGCCAATAATTTTGAGTAAGCTTTATCAAATGACATTTTTTCGTATTTCATTAAATAATAAATAATAATAGAGGCGGAACGAGATTTACCATGCACACAATGTACATATACACATTTATTATTTACCAAATAGTGATTTATTAAATCAACTACCGGATCCAAAAATTCATCAATACTAGCGTCAGTTCCATCATCTATTGGAAAATTTTTAACAATATAATTTGGATTTGGTTTGTGTGTTATTTCCAGACAGCAGTTAATGATAACATCAATATTTTTTTCAGTAAATTCTTCTGTGGCAAATCTAATATGTTTAACAGATCCAAGATACAATTTAGGATTAATTTGCGATATAGCAGGAATATTCATTTTATATTTTTTTTGTATATATTAATAAAATAATTTTGAACGTTTTTTCATATTTGACAAATAGGACACCACGTGGTTCTCCTATGTCGAAAACCCAAATATTTTGTTTCAGTTTTATGGCCAAGTGGACAATATTTTTTATGATAAATTTGTAAAATTGGTTGGCGAGGTTTATTTTCTAGTTTATCCAAATAAGATTTGTACAATAATTGAATAACATTTTTCAGTTCGGTCACTAAACAATTTAATTGATCAAATTGAATATTCGATACCTTTGTTATTGGTAGTATGCGACACCTATACAAAGCTTCTTGTTGCAAAATATTACCCACACCCGGAAAATATTTTTGGTTAAGAAGAAAATCGACCATGATATCATTATGGTGCAATTTGATACCCGATTCCAAATATGGCATATATTTATTTAAATTAAATGCTTTATTGGAAACATCATATTGCATCATTATTATGCTATCGTTAATTGCTTGTTTTGATGAACAGATATTCGAATTTTCGGATGTGTAATTCGATTTGATTTCATCAATAGTGCACTTTGGATCCAATAATTTAATTTGCGATAAATACCATGATAAAGTATTACCATCGCTTAATTCCAAAACTAAAAATGGTTTTAATTTGGGATTGAATGGTTTTTCATTAAGAAGGATTTTTCCATACATGAGCATATGTGTACGAATAACATATGATGGTGATGTTTTTTTAATAATATATGTATAAATATATTTTCCAGCAAACCACCATTTTCTAATTGTATATCCTACCATATCGACACCTATTTTTTTGTATGTAGGTCCACTTGCTGCTATAATTTTTTTATTTTTTGTGAAATTAATTTTTTCATATATAATGCGTATTCTGGGTGCTTCCACCATATTATATCATTAATATTATATTATGATATGGAATTTATTAATTCTAGGCAATAAAAATTAGTTTTGTTCAATAAATTTATCATAAAAATAGCGAAGCATAAAATAGGTAGTAATCGCACCATAAATATCCATAAAATAATGACTATATATAACAATAATAATAAAAATTTGGAAGAAAATAAAAAAGATAGCATATGATTTGGCAAAAATATTTTTAAATGAAAGTATTTTCATTCCAACTGTGATTGCCATAAAGGTATGTCCCGCACCTTTAAAAAATATGTAAATGCATGCATTTTACATACTTTTTATAAGTGAGTTTGGGGTTTTTAACCCCAAATTTTTCATATTTATATGAAAAAGCCTCGTAAAAATACATGCATATGCATATATTTTTAGAGAGCCGAAAAAAAGAAATCATTTTCTACATCGTATGTAACCAGCGCAGAAGGAAAACCAGGATCAAACCATATCATATCAGCCGGAATTGGTAACCGATTAATAAATTGACAAAATTGTCGTAAAGATAATCCCAAAAAAAGAATTAAAATAGTTTTTAAATCATTTCCCAATAAATAATCAATCGCAATATATGCAGTAGTAATATCTATCAAAGCTGATGATAAAATAAAAGCATATTTTGTAACATTGGGATTATTAAATAGGAATCTGTTAATATTGGTAACAATTTTTGAACAATGCATTTTATCAACAATATTATTTTTTGTGCTGACATCGGATGATAACATGGCTTGACTTGTGCACCATAAATAATAAATTACCACTAACAAGATAATTCGACGATACATTTGGGGGAAGGGAAATGAATATTTTTCGTTAAAAGAGGCGTAGATCTTTATTTGATGGTATAGATACCTGCGTATTTTTAAACATAAAAATATCAATTTTTATTTATAAATCGGACCAAAAAATAAATAATTCGTTGATTGTAATAAAATCAATTCCTTTCTATGTATATATATATATACATATAAATGAGTGTTGCATTTTTTTTGGAATCTAAAAATGAGTATGCTGAACATTTAGTGGATACATTATCGCCGTATATCTACGAGGGTCTAACATCAATTTATAAAGAAGCAGTTCGCTTAGCAAAAGAAATTAATCGCGAGGGAAATACATTGATGATTTTTCAAAAATTATTACAATCGATAGGTAATTGGAGTCAACTGCGAATTGTAGAAGAAACAAATCGTATTAAACAATTGAGTAATACCGCTGATTATATGGATGATCTAATCAAAGCGGTTATTAAATCTAATATTATTTTGTTGACATATTCGAATAATATCAGCAATGTTATTGGACAAAGTTTCTATAATTCGTTAACCACAAGTACATTTATTCATAGATGTTATACAGAATGTGGAAAGGATGCGCATAATAATCCATATTTATTTTTCCATGATGTTGAACCAATGGAATACAAACGAAACCAAATAATTATTCAACAACATATTCAAGCCGGTATAACACGTGCTGTTAGAAAAATTTTACCAATTTCAATGATTCTAAAGGAATATTTAATTAATTCTATCAATATTATTCATGAGCCGCAAAAAATAGAATTGGTTGGAGGTAATAATGTATTAGAAAATATGTATCCATTACCCGCGAATATTTTCCCAAAAGACGTAGTTTCCGAAACAAAAAACGTATCAGAAAAACTGGATTCTAAATTAGAAAAGGAAGTTATGGATATTATTAAATCAGAAAGTACAAGATCCGATAAACAAAAAATACAAGCCATTATGAATATGGATAAATATTTAACAAGTTTAAATCCAAAAATTCCAGCTGAATTAGAACTGAGCAATAAAAATTCGTCCAAAAAAACATCCAGTTCGAAAATGAAATCAGAAATAATAATCGCACCAAATTTAGCGGAAAAAGAAGAAAACGATAAATCTTCGGATTTTGAAAATAATAGACTCGGAGAATTTGATAAAAAAATTATTAATATGAATTTTGATGATGAACCAACAATTCTAGCGGCTACACATAAAAGTATATCCGGTACTACAATTTCCGCTAGACCAATGCCTGGAAGAGCTGGACCCAAAATGAATATAGAAACATCTGAAAGAATAGATCCAACAAAAGTAAGCCTAATAGAAGATTATGGATCACAAATAGGTGGAAGCCGTACTAAATCAAAAAATAGACGATGATCATATCATTTTTTTTTAAAATATTTTTTGGTTTACTAAAATATTGGTTTGATAAAATATTTTATCAAACCAATATATATGATATAAAAATGTATACTAGTATCTATCAGAACTCCTATATAATTTTATTAATTACTTTTGTTATGCTTTCAGTAATTTGTTACCTTCTACAAATTGGATATACCACGGAAATTAAAGATGGTAAAATTATCAAAAAATTTAGTTGGAAATATCCATTAGCCATATCCCTAATTGTTTGGATTATTTGGCATTTTTTATTATTTCCGTCCAAAGAAGAAACGGTTACGGACCAACCATCTAATATGATTAATTATAATATGCAAAATACATCGTCCTCATCCAAAGAACTATTTGCTAAAACAAATAGACTTGTATCACAAAAAATTAATATGGCAAACTGGAACTAATACATTGCTGACCCATACGATTGGACATTTGATAAATCTTGTGGTTGTCTTTGCAATTCTAGATCATTCATTTTTCGGCTAATTCCAAAATCCTGTTCTGTTAACAAATCATTCTGTATTGATGCCATAGTATTTTTTGGATTGCTAGCCAATTTTTCTGAATAATTAACATTTTGCCCACGATTAACCAATTTCATGTACATATCTTTGGAAATACAAGGGCATCCAACACCATTTTTTCCATTTGCACATGTATAATTTGTACGAATATATTGGTCATCCTTTGAGGCTAATGCCATTTTTTGTTGAATTTCTTTTGCGGTAAGACCATCTAATGATATGGGCCATTGGCTTCCACAACAACTTGGGTGACATTCTATAGTATCAATATTTTCCTCTAACTGGGATGACATATCCGAAATTGTTGGATAATTATCCAAATCATAAATACTTTCATGTGATGAATTGGCAAACGATTCTGAAAGATTAAATGGTTGATATGTTTTTTTATTTGACATGAATAAAAAGATTATTATTAAAATAACTACAATTATTAAAATAATATTTATCGTTTGGTTTTGAAACATATTGTTATATATATATTTCATAAAGAAATTATTATTCAACGCGATATAGTTATTATGCGTATTGAATTTTGTATTCGTAATATAAATTTTATCACTTGGAGATCTTTCGATTATTTTTTTATAATATTCCATTTATTGTCTAAATCAAAAATTAATCTGATTCAATGTACGGTAAATTTATTTGCCGTAAACACCATTCATTATTTTTCTTTTCTCTTGGATAAAATTCAATAAAGAGATTTGATGTTTCAATAAAACGGTTGTACATTTTAATCCAGGTAAAATCTGACCCGACAAATTTATGAAACGTATTCGGATCGGATATTTTTGTTATAATTGGTTTAAATTTTTTAATAGCCATTTTTTCTAGTTTGAGAATAAATTTTTTTAAAAAATAAAACAATTCCAAATTAATTTCATATTTTTTTTGGTAGTATATTGGCCTAATAACATATGCACCTTCGGGTGCAATTATTAATGATGCTTGCGCCAAACCTTCGTCATGATATTTAATAAAATTGAGAACATCGTTGGCACTCGGGAATTCATAAATAATGCCATCCGAAATCCTGCCAGCATATGTTTTTGTATTGGGATGAGTGTGGAATAAATATTCGTGTTTTGCTAAAATTTTACTATTAATTGGTAAAAAAATATTTTCATCCGTGTCATCTGTGCGATCGGTTTCTGCAGAAACTATAATATTATCAACCAGTCTATTTTTGATGGATATTACTCCCGAATGTTCAGAATAAATAAATTTTTCTTTATTATTAATTCGATTAAGGGTAAGATATCTGGGATGACTTCCTTGTTGCATTAGCGCATCAATAATTAATAATTTATTATAATGTAATGGAATATATGTGAATAATTTGATTTGATGTTCTTTTAATTCAATCGGTGGATTAATAATATTATTATTAAAAATGCTGGTATTTAGAATAACCATAACAAAATATTCCGATGGATACGATTTGTGCAATTCTATTTTATGTTTAATATTACTAGACCAAATAATATTTCCCAATTTATAAAATTTTTTGGTAACACATTGTATACAATCTTTTTTTATATTTATACTATCTTCAGAAGATAGTAGTACTATATTTGTGCCACCAATATTTTTTGGATAAATTTTTTGACTTAATCTTTGAATTTGCATCAATTTATCCATAAAAAATGGATAGTATGACATTGTTGTTTTATTACATTTTTCATAATATATCGGTTCTTTCGCGTATTTTTCCATTTGTTATTAATTAGTGATATATTATAATATGTCATTAATTAATAATGTATTAATTTGGATTGCTTAAATGATCATTTTTACATAATATTATTAGTTTCGTTATAAACAATAATAAAGATATCTAATAATAATTATTATTATTATCATGGATACAAATATAATGTATAACCAACAATCATTGGATGATTCAAACGAAAATGATGGTTATGATTCCAATGATGAAATTGGTATTGAAATTACAGATTATAAAAATGGAAATCTGTGTACTCATATTTATACGGTTCCTTTTAAGCCAACACATTGTAATGAAAAAAGACTAATTTGCTTTTCCACTATTAATAATGAATTATGTAATTATGGATCAAATTGTACATATGCGCATTCTTTGGAAGAACAAAAGATTGATGAGGATAAAAAATTTGTTTGCCAAGTAATATTGGATAAAAATTTAATGAAATTTTTTTCAATGACCAATCCTAAAACTGATGAAATTTATAAACATTTACTTTTTGTAACACATCTTTGCGAAAATTGTACCAATAAAAAATGCACCGGTGGTTATAATTGCCGTAATGGTATTAATAACGCTTCTTTGAAATTATGCAAAAATGATTTATTAACAGGAGAATGTTTAAATAAAATAATTGATATACCAGTTGACCAAAAAATATTAAATAAATTTTTGGGAGATAATTTCGAATCATGCGATATTTACAGAGGTTGTATCAATGGACATCATTTGACACAAAGAAATTTAATACCATATTACAAATACATACACCAAAAAGAAAATAGTAAAAAAAATAAATATCAATCCGTTAGATACATCGATATTGATCCATACAATCGTATATTCCGAGATAAATACGAGAATTCATACACTAAATATGACGATAATATTGATAATAAACAGTATAATTCCGATTCTTCTAGTGATGAAGAAATCAATAATTGGTTTTTGAAGAAAGGAAATGACGATGATAATGAATGGTAATTCAAATAACCTGCCTGTTCAAGGACAAAGTAATTTAAATTATTATGTAATAATAATTCAAAAAATAAGGTAATTTAAATTATTAATTATTTAATAATTTAAATAATTATCCATTCCAAAAAAAAACAAGATAATTTATTCATCTACACCCAATAATTCTCTTAACATGGTACGTTGTTTTCCTGTTAAATTATTTTTTGATTTTTTGATTTTATCAATTTTAATTATTGATTCTATTTCTTTTAATTTTAGTTTATAAGGTTTCATTAATTCTGCTAATTTTTCAAAATCTTTTTTCTCTAATAATGTTTTGAGAATAGAAGAAATATATAAAAAATCGTAAATGGATACCTTTTTAAGGAATTGATGTTCTTGTGCTTTTTTGATAACCTTATTATTAATTTTTTTGATAGATGTTTTGTTATAATCCTGTGTGTATTTGTATTTTTCTACACAACATAATTTTCCAGGAGTTCTATTAATATAATAGGATGGCATAACGCAAGAATAAAATCCGTGCACTGGTTGTAAACTCCAACATTGGTTTGAATAAATTAATCCATCCACTTTGTCGGATTCGGATATTGATTTACTAATATCATACATCATATTAATTTGGTCATCCACTGACATTCTGGGATATTGTTGTCTAATATTTAATGGATAATTTTCGTGTACCATTAATGGTATAGTAGCGCGTTCTTCACCATATAGCATAAGAGCACTATCCATATTAGTATATCCATTTAATAACATACGTGTCGCCTCATAAATTCCCGGATCCAAATCTTTTTTCTTTGATGTTTCCCTGTATTGCTCAAATTTATCCATTGTAATATCAGCATCCTCATAAATTAGTTTTAATTCTTCCAGAATATTTATTAAACGTCGTACATCATATTGTGCATGATTAATTAATTCAACATAAATATCCTCTTCATCGGATTTTTTTTTAATTAATTTTAAATTTTCATCTCGACAAACTTTTTTAACAAAATTTTCCATTTCAAAATATTGTGGAGGTCGAATAACAATTTCATTAACTACTTTTCTATTTTCTTTTTTACCATCAGGTGTTGTTGACCTAATAATAAATGTTACCATTTTTCTAAGTTCATTGACAACTTTACTATGTTTTGTATTAGCAATAATAATAATCGGAAATTCTTTGAATTTATTGTTGGTTTTAATGATAGTTTTTATTGCTTCTTTTTCTTTTGGATTTGAAATATTAGAAACATCATCGAACACCAATGCTATTTTTTTGGTAGAATAATCTCCAGTTGATAAAAGTTTTTTATTATTTTTGAGTGTTGTATAATATGTTTTTACTGATCTATTTGGACCGATTATCTCCTTTTCCACTTTTCTTTTTCTTTTAGTTTTTCTAGTCACTGATATATTTGATAAATCTGCTGTTACTTTTTCCAATCCATTTCCCTGGATAACCAAATCAATCATTAATGTTTTACCAATACCATTTGTTCCCGTTATGATTAAATTTGGATTAGTTATTTTGTCTTTATTAATATTTTTTTTGGTAAATTGCTTAACAAATTGATCAATTTTTTGGATTTGTGCTTTATCCCCTAGAACATCAGATAATTGTTGTGGTTTATATTTATCAAGCCAATTTTCCATGTATATATATATATGTTATGAATCTCTTTTTTATGTTTTGTGAACAAATATAATATTTTCAATTTTATTCAAATAAATAATGAATTAAAAAATTGAATAAATTACTATTAAAACAAGTCTTTTAATTATTTTAATATATCATAGCCAATATGAAAACATTCATACCATCGCTCTATCCAGGAAGCAAAACATGTTTTAGGATACTATTGGTGTGTGTTTTTATTTTGTTGGCAAATGCAGATAAATATTATTACAGTAATAATAACAATAATACAAAATTTAATAATATACTAACAATAGATTTTCCAGTGGGCATTTGGATAAATGAGTATACCCAGATTGTTCCTATCAATATAACATATAATGCTGAAATTCGTAATAATTTTAGTGATGTTTACACCGTAACAATACCTTTTGTAATGTGGGGACAAATGTATATTGGTCATTCAGGTGGTACCTACAATGGATTCGATGATCCATACATTAATTTGATTAGTTTTAAATCTCACGGTGAATCGTATATTAATTATACGGTTGAAGTTGATTGTTATAATAGGACATGGTGGACACCAGAAAAAAATAGTGATGATGATGACGACAGTGATATTATCATAATATGTAGTGTTTTGGGTGCGTTTGTGGTACTCGCAATACTAATCTTTGTTTGTATGTTTTATTTTCAATATAAAAAGAATCATAAACGATGTGTTGCGACAACAGAACATCAAACATCAAACATAAATAATAATTGGATACCAAGTGCTCCGATAGCAATCAATCATAGCGAAACTAATCGATTAATACCTCAAGTTTAATAATTCAATTAAAAAATTGAATATATCAATATCATAACAAGTCTTTTAATTATTTAAACATATTAGGTTTATCGTGATTGATACTATGAAACTATTTATGCAGTTTCATTTTCAGATATTATTAATATTTATTTTTAGCATTTCAATAAATGCTGACAAATATTATTACAATAACAATAACAATAATAACAATACGAAATTCAATAATGAACTAACAATAGATTTTCCAGTGGGAGTTTTGGATAATTATACTTTGGGTGTTGCTAGTAACATAACATACAATGCTGAAATTCGCAATAATTTTAGTGATGTTTATACAGTAACAATACCTTCTATAATAAACAAGATGTATATTGGTCATTCCGGTGGTACTTATAATGCACATATGAGTCGATTTCTTCAGTTTATTATGTTTGAATCCTATGGTGAATCATATATTAATTATACAATCGAAATTGATTGTTATAATAAAACATTATGGGCTTCAGAAAAAAATAGTGACGATGACATTGATATTATCATAATAGGTGGCATTATTTTTGGTACATTTGCATTGTTCGGAATACCAGTATATTTAGTGATCTTTTTTTCCAAAAAATGCGAAAAAAAGCACCAATATCAATCAATCACGACAGTATAATTATTCATTAAAAAATATATTAATTAATATATTTTTTAATTATGTACAAAAAATTGCCAATATTAGGATGTGATATCCCTAAATTTAACACAGTTCACGTACAAATGCTTTAAACTGAGGGACAAACTACAAACAAAAATACAATCTTTTTTTGGATTTGCTGTGGCTAGGGATTCCGGTATTCCCGAATGTCTAATTTTACTTGCTTCATTTTTGGGAATCCATTGGTAATTAAAATCTTTATTTTTAACTGATGCAATCATATCCTTGATATTTGTATAATCCAATAAAATAATACCTTTTAGTCCTTTTTCTCTTTCAAATTCTGTAAATATCACTAATTGTTTTTTAAATTCACCGCAATGTAAATCAATAATATAATCATATAATTTATTGTATAATTTTTTTTGTTGGTCAATACTTAAAGACATTTATAAGATGCCTATATATATTATTTACCGGTCCGAACGTAAAATGTATAAAATATAGTTTTTTTTTTGGATTTAAAAAAATATAGGTATAAAGTAGATATAGAATAATGGCTGATAATAAAGGTAGAAGGGAAATTTTTGATGTCTCAGATGATACCCGAAAAACAAAGGGCGCAGATGACGAAAAAATTCGTGCTGAAGTAGATAACTTAGCAAAAAAAGGAACATTGGAACCTTCTGATTTATCAAATTTGTTTAACAAATATGGTGACAATGATGCTATTATAGATGCTATTCTAAAATTGAGGGCAAAAAGATTCAATAAAATTAAAAAGCAGGCCCGAGATATTGCCGAAAAAATTTATCGAAAATATAATGATGGAACAAGACCATTACATGAAATACTTGATAAGATGAAACGTTTTGCAAGCCAAAATAAATGGTCTGATGCAGAATTTGACGAATTCCGAAAAGAATTATCGCATTTACTCACTGGATCAAGAGCTTTGGAAATCGATTATAATCAAAATATTGCCGCAAATAGATCCCGAATTAATAAGGCATTAGGTAATCCCCAAATTTCATTTGAGGCTAGATTCTCTGAACAAGGATTACGCATTAAAGAAACCGAACATGGTGTATTGAGTGAAATTTTAAGCATGTACGAAAAATCATCCTCACTCCACAAATCTGTATTTATGCATAGTTTGATGTATGAAGATTGCTCCCTAGTAGCTATGACCGGTGAATACAAAAGGGAACGCCATATTGCCAGTAATTTTATCCACCCACTTATTGCTTGTCTATATTTGCCAAAATTCGATCTTTTTGAAATTCATACTCTTTATTCCAATTTCGGAAGTATTATTAAAGCGCGAAATGAAAAGAGATCAATTATGACAGAACCTGATTCCCTATTGTTTTATGATATCACTTCAGATCCTAATGATGTTGTTTGTGAAATTAATAGTCCAATTGCTGATTTGAAAAACAGATACAAAGTACAAATTAATTTATGGGAAACTGTACTTAAACTTCGTAACGGTAGCTATTATGAAGCCAGTCCAGTCAGTGAATTTTTGAGCACGCTTAATGCTTGCCGAAACAATTTATATGATAACGCTGATTTAGCATATAACCAGGACGAAGGAGCCATGCTCAGAAGATTTTTATCAGTTTTCTCGTTGAGACCAACCATTATCGCAACAAAGCCGATATCTAGTTTGGCTTCATTTGTTGGTGCACCTTGCCCATACGGTTTTGGATTTGGTGCTGGAGTCGGTGCGGGAGCAGGTCCAGGAGCAAGTGGTTGGAGTGCTAATTTGGGTACCGGTTTAAATACCGGTGCGGGTTTTAATACAGGTGCGGGATTTAGTTCTGGTTTAGGTGGTGTTTTCCCATTCAGTAATCAACCCGTATACACTATTACCAGTATTCCAATGATTACATTGCAAATTCCGCCATTTACTGAAGGTGCCGAACCAAAAGATTTAAGAACCGCTCATTCACAAACAATTTGGATTAATGAAAACAAAACAATTGTACCAAAAGAACAATCAATTATATACAGCAAAGAAGTATTGATTTTCTACGTTAACAGAAGAATACAACGAGTTCAAATCAGGACATACTCTAATCCATTGACCTTCTCACAGCTTCCACTTACTATGTCAAGTTTCGAAAGACTTAATGCCTATCCAATTAATGTACCAGATAGGTTGACTCTTGGAAGAGCAGAAGAATCATATCACCTTAGATCTATTGTTGCAGTAACGGAAACACAAATTAAATATGGAGATAAAAGCACAAATATTATTACCGGACAAACTGGTTTGATCATGACACACAGAAACTTTGAAAAAACAATTTTCGAACCACAATACTATTTATACGATCCATTTGGTGCATCACTGCCAGTCAAAAATCCGGAAGGAGATGGTTACTTTACAAATAAACCAGTTTCTAAAATTTCGCCTGTATTTAGCGCACCTGGTATTGATGGATATCTTCCTAACTACAGTTTCTTTGATCGTGCCAAAACTAATGGTACCATTTTTATTTATGCTAAACCATCTGGATACTCACCAAATGAATTAATCCAGTTATAAACATAAATATTTTCGCACAAAATAATCATCACAAATTATTATTTTGTACAAACATTAATTACCAATTACCAATTACCAATTATATACATATTTTAACGGTCCGTATCAAAAGTTTTTGTCATGCTGGGTAATGTTTTTAATCCTGTTTTGGAAGAATTTTGTGGTCGGTCCATAACCTGCATTGGACCAAATGCTCTTTCTAGATATCCAAAATAAGCTTTTATTTCGGAAACAATATCTGGAACAGTTTCATCAACAACTAAATTATTTAATTCGCTAATTTGATCACGAATATTATTGGGCAAATGTCTGGCACGTTGAATAAAGATAGAGCGCATTATTATTTCTAAATCTGCTTCACTTTGTTTTTCTATCAAATATTCGCCATTGGTTTGTCTGAAAACTTCCATTATAATTTGTTTTTGGACCAGATCCACATTTTTAGGATGAAAAAAAACTTTTGATAAAATTGATTCTTCTTGTACTCCTTTAAGAGCATTTTGGGACATATTGTAATAATCGTCTTTGTGTGCCTGAAACATCATAAATGGGGTTTTCATAATATCATTATTATCTTGTTTGCCGAGCGGCATATTGATACTATTCATTTTACATTTTTTTGCTGCTCCTTTTGGAAGACTCATTTTTAATTATATAATTATGGTTGATAAAAAATTGAATTGAATATATTATAGGACAATTATTATATCTATCCGAATAATAATTAGTCTAACATTTGGTGAGTTATCTCCATGGAATTAATAAAAATTATCACTAGATATGAAAGTGATACTGATAACAGTATTTGTCAAAATAATACTGATCGTGTCTATTTTGTCAGTAAAAAAGATGTTGATAATATGATCACAGCTACATTTCGGCTCCATTATGAACCCGGAATTAATCCACATAATAACAAAAAAGCTGATAAAATAAAAATGCTTAAAATCGAATTACCCACCAAACATTCATATTGGTGGACATCCGCTGATTTAACTGATCAAAACCCAGAACAAAAAGCCGAAATATTTGAATTCGGGTTTGGACCAGAAGATGTACAAATTATTTTTGCGTCTAAAGAAATTGTGAATGAATACGAAAAAATATTGTATCAGGAATCTTTACAGGGATCAAAAAATAATTTTCTCCGATGGGCAACTTCTACTGAAATCAAAAGATTTATGCAAAGGATAAATAAAAAGAATAAAATATATATTTATCCAACATATAAGTATTTGATTTCAAATACAAATTTAACCAATATATTTGACCCAGTCAAATATGTTTATGAATAAATTATTAATTTAAATACTAATTACAATATATTAAAATATAATATAATCATGATAGGATATCCATATTCATACGATGAACTATTATTTAGGTTACATAATGCTAAATCTGCAGATGATTGCTACAAAAAAATTAATCTCCCTCCACTGAAAGTTACAAGAAAAAATCGACTTAGTATTTTTGTTAATTTCAATATATTTTCCGAAAAATTAAACCGTTGTAAAGAACATATAAGTGAATATTTTAAAACAGAAACTGGTCTAAGTAATTCAATTAATGGTCAGGGACAATTACTGATTCAAGGTGCTCTTAATGAAACCAAATGCGAATCCATAATGCGAAATTATATCAGACAATTTGTCATGTGCAGACAATGTAAATGTTTGGATACTATCATGATAAAAGACAATGGTTTAACATTTCTGGAATGTCATCAATGTTACGCAAAAACTAGTATGGGTAAAATTTAATTATCCCCCCTTTTTAAATTTTAATTCATATTATATGATATAAATGGTCGAAACTTTAGCAAAAATTATTATTGGTCAATTTGTTGGTATAGTGGAAAAAAGATCCGAAGAATGCCATATTAAATGGGACAAGTGCGCATTTAAATTGGTTTCGAGACAGTATTTTGATAGATTAGTAATAGAGATTGGATATAAAGAAACTAAATGTGATCCATTGAATGTTTTTCTATCAAATCCTCTAGTAATAATAGATTTTACTGATATCAAAGAAAAAAATCTTGATAATCCGCAATGGATTGCATATTTAGAAAAAAAGGCGTCATTATTATTAACGAAAATAGAAGAGAAAAAAGGAAAACTTTTGCCAGAAAAATGTTGTTCAGGAAAACATGATTGTGCTCCTACCAATAAATGTGATTGCATTTATCGTGAAGAATATTATCTTTGCCGCGATAAAAAACCTGAATGCGACAAACCCTATGACCAATGGGGAAAACCGTGTAAAAAAGAAGAACACAAATGTAAGAATAAACCCGAACCGGATTGCCATAAAAAGAGCCATAAATGCACCGATAAATCAGAATCCAGCTGCCATAAAAAAAAATATTTAAAACCTCATCCAAAAAACAAGTGCAAATGTAACGATTCAAATATAAAACATGATTTAGAATGCGTTAGTAACAAAAAAGACAATAACGATTATGATAAATATGCCGTTTCAGTCTAAAATCGTCTATTATTTTTTTTGATAATATATATTATTACCAAAAAAAAATTGAAATTAGGTATATTAAACGTGTCCATTCAATAATTATGAATATATCCAAAGATGGAAAGTCATAGTCAAAAAAATGTCTATATTGACCGTATAAACATCGGTCCATTGAGAAAAATGGATCTAAACAGCGCCAATGTTTCCAAGGAAAGCGAATGCATAATGTATCCTAATAATTACCGTCTCAATATACATATTGGTGATAAAATGATTGGATATGCAGTTTGGCATCAGCTCGATAAGGAAGATTATCATCAACTTATTTTCAGTAATCCAATGGCATATTGGAGCGGATACTGTTGTGTACCAGAAAAATGGTATTATGAAATTACAGAAGGTATTATTGCTCCCGATAATATGCCCGAAATCACATACACTGACAAGGAAAATAATATAATTGGATGGAATCATAATCATTATTGCGATTTGTATAATCATACCAATTTGATTGGAATAATAAGTGAAATTTGGAATATCTGGTTACTATCTAATGATTATATCAAAAATAAAAACTAGGAGCCTATTTTATTTAAAAAATAAAACCATTTGTTGTAAAAAAATATTGTAAATGTAAGTATGTATATATGTAATATGTGTAATATGTGTAATATTTAAACTATTATTAAAATAGTTCAAATATTGTTGAATTTAAATAAAAATTAATTTATTGACGTAACCAAATATGTCTCCAATAATTCATCTTCTGCCAGGTTAACATCCGGATTGGTATTTTGTTCTATTTTTTCGGACGCGGAATACTGTTTAAGTGTTTCAACTCGGACATCTTTAGTAATAAAATCGGTTGAATTAGGATCATCACGAGTAATAATTTCCACAACACCATCTGCTTTGGGTCCAGTAACTAAACACCATCTAAAAAGTTTCTCTTCGATAACTTCAATTGCCATTTCTCCCGGTTTAAACGAATGTGTAGTTTCTCGAATATTTGGAACTTCAGTATCTTTTCGTAACAGTGTTCCAATTCGATTATTCATTAAAGAACGAAAGTATTTTGCAATCACTTTTCCTAAATCGGTTTCCGGATCCTCCATCATAGTTTCTAATAATTTCATAATTGATTCTGGTGGTCTAAAAACATTATTTTGGGTATGTTCTTTGGTAAATGCATTTGTACTGATAATATTTCGATAATTTTCAAAAACTTTTTTCCTAATACTATCGATCGAATAACGTTTACCAATAATATTATGGGTATAAATTTTATACTCTCGTTTACATCTTTCTATGGTTCGACCAGGAGGTATAATATCTTTGAAATTGGAATCAACTAATACAATATATCCATAATTTGGAATATAATATGGTATACCATCAATTACATATTTCCAATATCCCATTGCTTTTCCATAATTTTGCAAATCCTTAATGTAAATATTATCTTCAATTGTCATATTTCTAATATATATACCATCCAATTGCATTATATGAAGAGCCGATACAATTTGGAAAATTACACCCAACCAAACATGTTCATCATGGTAACCATGGCTTATCATTTTTCTTACAATACCATCTCGTTCATAAATTCTTGAAGCCCATTGGTAAAGATTATGATGTGGTGCTTCTGTCACAAGTATTAATACTGTACCACTATACGCTTGTAATGTTGGATCAATTTCATCTGGTAATTTGGCAATTACTTTTCTAGCAGCATCTGGAAGCGTCATTGGTCTAATAATTTCATCACTTGGTTTGACTGATGAAAACAATGTATGCACATCAACAAATCGTTGATAATCACTAGTTAACATGTCTTTTTGTGTTAAACATTTTTGTTTAAGGGAAAAGAAATCGATTTTTCGGTTGTGTGATAAGAAAAATGCGTACAAAAGCGGAAAGTTTGGTGAACGCTTTTTCTTTAATATATTTTCCCTAACATATTCATAATATGCTAGTTCCCTCCAAGCGTCGTATTCTTTATAAACCAGCTGTCTAAATTTATATGAATAGTATTCAGCGAAAGTCAAAGCATACAAACGAATATTTAATCCAATGGAATTTTTGGAACAGAGTATACTTTGACTGGTTTGGTCAAATTTAATAGGAAAGCATGATCGATATATAAGCAAACCAAATGGCAAACCTTTGTAAGGATTAGAATTAATAGGACTGTAATAATTTGGATTCAATTCCATAAATTTAATAGAACTCATCAAATTATTATGTCCATCAGAATCAATACTAATATCTTCACCATCATTAATTTTAATTAAAATTTGTCTTACAAAATCGTAAGTTTGTAAACGTTCTCCCATTGTGGTCGATGTCATTTTATTATCCTTGCCTGGTAAAATATTTTCATAAATTTTACTCATTTCAACATGTCCACCAGTTGGGCCAGGTAAATTAATATTATAAACTTGTTGCATTGGTATCCTAACGTTTGGACCGTACGATATTGCACTGGTTGGAGCAAATAAATTTTGGAATGAATTAGCCGAAAATTTGGTATTACCTGTCCAATTGCCCCTATCAATTTTATTACCAGCAATTTCAATTTCTGGTATATATTGATTATAGATACCAACGGGTCTAACCGGTTCGGGTTGTGGAGCAAACACTTCTAATTTTAGGCTTGGTTGTAAATTAGCTGGATCGGGTATTCTAATTGATTGTGGTTGCTGGACTGGCATTCCTTTGAATCCTTCTTTGCTACCACGATCCGTTTTTTTATTTGAATAAACTTCTTTTGCGGTATTGGTAATAAACGGTGTACCTGGAGCTGTCCTACCTTTAACAACAGTTGATACTACTTGTGGTGTTTCGCCACCTCGTTGTTTTTGCCGATTATTCATTGCTGAAAAAAAAAAGGATTCCGTTTTCCTCCTCCCATTTGTGGTAATGTTTGTTGTGGTATACTTGGCATTTGTTGTAACGCTTGTGCTGCTGGTGCCATTTGTGGCATTTGTCCATTTTGTTGCATCATGTATGCCAACATATTGGGATCTACTTGATTTTGTGATGGCATTTGTCCAGATGCTGATAAATATCGATAAATTGCATCATTATTTGGTTGCATCATTGGTGTTTGCTGAACGGGATTTTGAATTGGCATTGGAATCTGTTGCGACATATTGGATGGTAGATGACCAGTTGGTGCCTGATTAGGATCATATTGGAATTGTTGTGCCATTTGTTGTGCCATTTGACTATAATTTGTGTTTTGATCACGATTATTGTAATCATTGGTGCTTGCTCCTAACAGACTTCCAATCGAATTTATTCTTGATGGCACTCCATTAATATTTAAATTATTGTTCAAATTATTATTGTTAAAATCGTACGGTATTTGGTTATCAGATTGTCTACCATTATAATTTAATGTATCAGGCATTAACATATTAGTGTTATTAGTGTTATTAGTGCCATTAATACGACGACGTCCCTGGTATGTTTTTAATTTATTTTTGTTTGATTTTTTTGGCTCAAATTGTGTATCCTGTATATTAATAATCCTGGATGGTCGTGTGCGCCTTCTATCCTCTGTATTTTCCTCAGTTTCTTCAATACGATCACTATTAATTCTATCTAAATCACTATTTGTTGCTCCATACCTATCATCACTGTTTGCCCGCGTAATTGATGTTTCCGATCTTTTTTTAGTATCAGATAAATTATCACTATTCGGTCTTGTGATTGATGCTTCCGATCTTTTTTTGATATCGGACAAATTATCGCGATCAGTATCATAACGACTCGAACTATTATTCCTTTTAGTATCGGAAAAATCATTGCGACTTGAAATATTATTTCTTTTGGTGTCGGAAAAATCATTGCGACCTGAAATATTATTTCTTTTGGAGTTTTTATTACTCATATTGTCTATATCATTATTAGAATATTTTTTATTTGGAAAATCCATGGTTTCTCCTTGCGGGATTAATCTGGATTTTCTAAAATCCATGGTTTCCTCTTGCGGGATTAATCTGGATTTTCTAAAATCCATGGTTTCCCCTTGCGGGATTAATCTGGATTTTCTAAAATCCATGGTTTCCTCTTGCGGGATTGACATTTTGTCATTATCAATACTTAATTCAGAATCGTCCGTGTACATATCATTTTCCGTTTCTAAATCATTATCCATACCTGTATCTATATTTTTATAATTAATATCCAAAACAACATTTATTTTTTTAATATTTGGAATATTAATTGATTCGTCTTGTTTTTTAGAAAAAATATTAGTATCAAATGATTCATCATTTTCTGTCTGAATATCACTTGTTAATTCATTCGGTGATTCTTTTGGTGATTCATTGCCAAATCGTGTTTGAATATCCTCTTTTTCTTCAAATAATTTGTCATCTATTAAATTATTTTGTTGAGTGTTTTTGGTGATTCTAGATAGTTCGCTTGTGTTATCATCTGATGGTTCATTTTTGTTATCCTTAGCCAGTTGTTTTGGACTTTCATATAAAAATTCATTTGTGATACCATCGGACGGTTCTTTTGTAATGTCATCAGTCAGTTCATTTGTACCTTCATCTTGGAATTCGTTTATATTTTCATCTAATGGTTCGTTTGTATCTTCACTTGATGATTCATCATTAATATTGTTTGATTCGACAAATGTAGTATTTAATAAAGAATCTTTGCTGGTGAAAGATGTATTATTACGAATATTTTTAATTCGTAGATCAAATTTTTCTTCTTCCGTTAATTTGTCCCATAATTCTTTTGATAAATATAAATCATTGGATCTAATTTTTTGAGGCAAAATAACTTCAAATAAAGAAACCAATTCCGGATATTTTTTAATATCAGTACTGACATTATTCCACATATAATTTAGTAATTGATAAAGATCCGAATATGATGAATCAATTTTTGGTATGGAATTTTCCGGATTTTTGAGGTAGGAATTTTGGATTATTTCCCCAATCTCCGACAAATAAAAATTACTTAATTTTAATTCTGGTAATACCACACCATTATTTTCTTTAAGATAACAATTTATCATTTCCGGAAAAAGTTGGTTGTATCTAAAAGCCGGATAGGATATATTTATTTGATATAATACATCAACAGCTTGATATATAATAGATTTTAGGACTCGCATTTCTAAAGGAAATTCTTTTAAAAATTCATCCAATGTTTTTAAACTGTAGAATCTTTCGGTAATTTCCACAGAATAAAATTTATTTTTTTGGGTGAGGGGAGCTACCTTATTATAAGGTGTCAGATCCGTATTTTCCACATCGACATTGATAATAGGAAGTAATATATTACTGGTACGTTCGTTAATAACAAGTTCGCTCAATAATGTTCTGACAATTTGATTAACATTAATTGGATCAGTCATGTCGTTTATTGTACTATTATCAATATATGGTATAATTCTAATGGTTGACATATATGTTTCCCCTTTTCTTTTAAACCATATTTCTTCAATATTTTTTCCATTTATTTTAATTCCTGTTGAATAGTTTCCGACATACTGTATTCTTGTTTTATCAAAAATAACATCTAAATTATAATCATACAATTTAAAACGTGATAATTTTAGATCAGATGTATCCATAAATTTAATTTTATTTTTACCATTTTTTGCGTAAACAAAATTATAAACACTGGATATCAAATAATCAAGTTGATATACCTCATCAGAATATTTTTCTATTTGATCTGCCATTATATATCAATATATATATAATGGGATATTTTGTTCATAAAATATCTTATATTTTTGTTGCCTAAATATCCAAAAAAATATTTTTAATAATTCTATAATCTAAAAATAACTTAAACAGTACACTAATATTTGTTAATATAAATAATGTGGAAAATAGTTATATCTAGTTTAGTTGCGATTGCTTCTGCTACTGGACTTTATATTGATTACCAAAATAGAAAACTGTTTAAAACAAAATTCATGCAAAAATACGAAATTGGTGATAAAAAAATTTTTGATGGTATATTATCAGCAATACCACGCGATATACCGGATCTTACCGATTTGGAGGATATTATACCAAATAATAGTCCATTATTTCGTGTCGATACTCATAATAAGCACACTATGATTTATTATAATTATAATTACTTTTTCGATATTAATTATGAATATATTGATGATGAATTTTTTACCCAAAATCATGATATGTCTTATTTTCGTAATATCAGAAGGCGCCGATCCCACTATTTGCCCCAAAGACGACTTGAAGTAGTTGATCATTGGAATATCCAAAATAATATAATTTATTGTAATCCATATACTAAATTTAATGGTATTTACGTTAAATTTGATAAAAATAGTATTATACATTACGCAAAAACAATTATAGCCGCAATAAATCGTAAAAAAAAAATTGTTGGTAAATATACGCCAAATAATTCGATGGTTACTATATTTGGTTCTTTAAAAACTTCAGACATTAATCAAAACGATGATATCTATCAGATCGAATTTTTGGGAACGAAAGAAAATGTTTTAAAAGATGTTGCGCAACGATATTATGGTATTTCTGATTCATCAACATTTTTTATGATAATAACATTTTTGATTTCTGCCGGATCTTTGATATTTTTAAAAAAAGATCAATCTTAAATTATTTAATATTGCAATTAATGTATTCTGCATGTGTTTTGCTTATTTGAATAGCATCTTTTAGAATCGATATGTTTCAATTAATGTATTGTTATTAAACAATATATTAATTAGAACCGATACTTTTCAAATAATGGATCCTCCATAATTATTTTATAAGGTGTTGTAAATTCAGTATCAATTTGGATACGACCTTTTTTGTTTACGTGTTTGCTACCATTTCTAAATTTTTCGGGGATAATACGGTGAACAAATTCAACGATTTCAGGTGGAGCGCCGCCTTCATAAAATTGTGGAAAAAATCTTTTACTTATTAAAGTATTGAAAAAATAGTGTAAGTCATAATATTTATTTTCTTTTTTACTAATGTTAATTTTTTTTGTCCAATCCGAGTTAACTTTATTATTTTCGATAATACCTTCAATACAGGCAAAATCAAAATCCCATATTTTTATTTGGAGATTAATGTTCGGAATATAAAATTTGGCATTATCAATTTTATAACAATATCGACGGTTTGGTTGATTATTTTTAATATTGGTTAATTGAACAAGCACATTATTTGCTTTCATATCGTTATGTCGAAACGCAGGATAATCTTGCTGTACCCGTGCAAGTGTAAATAATATTTGGAAAATAATAACTATCCAAACCTTTAGTGTCATCATAGTATGATTTTTTCGGATGTAATCCAATAAATCTCCTCCATTGCACCATTCGCTTATCAGAACAGATACAATATTTTCGAATTCTCCGGCGTAATACCGTTCAATAAATTTTTTGTACATATCATTTTTTTCATCCGATAAATCTATGATATTTTTTGGAACCCTAATAAAGTTGGTGATACTAGTATTAAATGTTCCAATTGGAATAACGAAATGCGGCGTATATTTTTTGGCCACAAAATAGCTTAATAATTTGAGCATCCTTAGTTCAACATTTTCTGGTCTGGATGAATTTTTCATTGCTCCATAATCATCTTTGGGATATGCGCAAACTTTTACAGCGAATGCAACATTTCTATCAATTTTGGAAATAGCTTTAAATGTATGCCCTGTTGTCCCGCTTTTAAGATATCGGAGTTTGACATTCATTGATAAAAATAATTCACGAACATCCATAATTTTTTTGTTAATTCTAGTATTTGTGGCAGATTCTGTATCCAAATTATCAAAATCAATCATTGGCTGTAATTTAACATTACACAAAATACCCCTAACAAATTCTATTCGTTGTTCTGTTGGTTTTTTTTCTTCCTCTGAAAAATCGTTATTTTTACTTGATAATGCCACTAAACTGGACATTAATGCATTTTGGTAAGAATCACTAACATTTTCATCTTCCGAACTGTTATATTCAAATCTATAACGGGTAGGCTGAATATTTTTTTTTTGAATTTTACTCATAATTATATTATAGATAGTAGAGTTATTTTTATAATATTACATTGTTCATTGAGAATAGGTTTTTTAAGAGAGCCATATGGGCATATTAAAAATTATCCAAAAAAAGTTCTTAATTAAAATCTTAATATAATGTATATAGTCAATGGAATTCCGATCAGATTCTGAAAGAATAAAAAATTTATTGGATACTGATGAAATGCCTGATATTGAATTTTCGGAAGATTATTCCATTTCTGCACCCAAAAATAATAATTTTGAAACTGATGCTAACGGACAATTAGGAGGTGCAAATGAAAATTTGAATTATTTAAATGATTACAGTTCTGCACAATATAAATCTAAAAATATTCTTGATTCTTATGAACAAGATTTTTTGAAGATCTATAATAAAGCGCTAGAATATGGTAAACGGATTGCTGGTGTCCAAAGCAGAATGGCGGGAGGTGATGATTCAGCCGATACAAAAACCATGGATAAACCGAAAAGAAAAACGAATTCCACATTACTTTTGTTACTTGCTCTTACCAAAATTATGAAAGAATCAAATAAATATCCGGACATAAAACAAACAAATTTCATGAAAATTTCTAGCACAATTGTTGCCGAAGCCAAAAAGAGATCCGGTTCAGATGTAGTTAATGATGATGTACGACGTATCGCAACTGATATTGCAACAAAAAATGCTGATGAATTTGTTAATCGTTTTAGATCGTCAGTACAGTCTTCTACACCTTCCAATCTTAGAAAACGGTCCAATGAACGTGATATGGAGTTTGATGTTTCGGAAAGAACTATGAGAAATGAAAAATCGCGCCCATGGGCAGATAATGATAAAAATTATCGGAAACAAAATGAATCCAATTTATGGAAAGATACACCGGATTACATGGAGGATGATTTACATGTGTCATATATTGACAATTCTAATAGTAATTCGAGAGAAAAATCGGATTGGAATAAAAAAACAAATCGTAATGATAGAAATGATAGAAATGATAGAAATGACAGATCAAATAAAAATGACGATTCGAGATGGGACAACCTTACAGAAAACATTAAACGCAATGAACGTTCCACACGTAATTCAAATAAATATGGTATGTATTAATTAATTTAATTAAATTATTATTTAACTAAATTAATATTATTAATAGATGCTCGGCGATCCAGATTTTTTTGTGTTCCGGAAATTCGATTTGGGCGAAATTTCTTGCCGTATAATTTTTTTGAATCCTCGTGTGATCTAACATACGCAATATCTATATTCGAAGCTAATGTCATTGATCGATCTTTTTCTTCATGTGTCTTAAAACCACCAATTGTTTTGAGTCTAGTATCAGCTATAATGGACGGCGTACTACCACAATGATAAACACAAATCCTATCTAAACCATTATCATCTTTAAGCAAATCAATCAATAAATATTGTGCCATGATATCTGCTCCCGGTGCATTTCCTACGACGAACATACTATTTGGATTTGATACTGCTTCCATGATTTTGTCACGATAATATTTATTAAAATCTTCTTGTGAGATATCTACATGACCAGAAATAAAATATGTTTGTTGCTCAGATACAATGTTATCCATTATAAGTTAATATAAAATTATTAGTTTATATTGTTTAATAAATCATTTTTTTATTAAATTTTTTTGTTTGTTTATTTTTTTCAAAAATTCTATTTTGCGAATAAATATAGGAAATATGTTCCATTTGATTTTGATTAATACCTGTTTCTGGTGGTTCAAGATATTCTTGAATATTTTTATCCGTTATGATATTAAACTCCTTGTCATCAATAATTTCCAAGACTTGTACCAAATCATTATTATCAAAAATTCGGAATGCTCTGGAAAAACCACCATCTACCCGATAAACTTTTTTATCGCCATTTAGTTCATAACATGTACCATTGATTCCATTTTTATTGGTAAAAAGTTGTGGTGTATGTCCAACAACCATATGTCCAATCCGGTATACTTCAATTGCTTTTTTAATAGAATCAAAACAATAACTACTGTCAAGTGGCACATTTTCTGGTATGGATCCATATATTCTTGTCCAAAATGGGGAATTTTTTCTTTTTTGATCGCCCAAAAATAATTTACTATTTTCTTTATCTGTCCTTTCAGATAATTTATTAAGTAACCATTTTCTAATAATAGCATTAAGATATTTTAATTTGGACTCATTATCTATACCCAAATGGTCTAAACGTTTAGCCAAAACTGGCAAAACACCAGCATGAACAAACATAGTACTACCAACAATTAATACGGATGGTCTGGTACAAGCTAACATTTTTGAAACAGGACCGCCTGGCTCGAAAGCTCTTTTTCTTCCATCAGAACCTTCATATGTTTGTCCTTCATCATTTTTATATTTAAATTGATGAAAATTATCGTGTGATACATAATCAAAAATACCCTGTGCATTCATTAGTTCATGATTTCCTAATAAACTATATACAGCACCACCAACTTTTGAAGCTTTTTGGTCCATTGAATTAAAAAAATCCAAGACTTTCATATCTTCTGCTTGGTCTTCCGGATATTTTTTATCATGACAATCATAGACCCCAGGAATAAATCGGCAACTATCAATTTGATCACCAACTTGAACGACAATTGTATCGGGTGGTTTAGCTACCCAATTTAAATTTTCGTCAATCAATTTTGCTAGTCGAAATGATCTAATAGCTAATTGTAAATCCCCGTGTATATCACCAATTGCGATTACTCTTTTGACTGGTGGTAATATTGTTGGCACAAATTTATTATTTGGACAATCTTTTAAAAAATCTTCCTCGCTAAATAGTGAATTATTTATCTTATATTTAACCTTTCGCGATTTTTTATCATTATTTTCTTGTGACATTATATCATATTGTGATATTTATTTTTGTTAATTCCATGAACATCACATTTATATTCAAGCATCGAAATAAAAATTATGGGGTTGGGGAGCTGTTCTATAATAAGTAGTATTATGACAAATACCAAAATTAGCATTAGCGTAATTAGTATTTGCATAATTACTTGGAATTAATTCGCGACGTACTTTGGATCCTTGAACTCGAATAAAACTATCTTTCTTGAAATTTTCTTTGCCCAATTGGTTTAAATAATACTTGGAAACAAAGTTTCCAGTATAACCTGCTCCTTCAGAGACAAGGTAGTCATTGGATGTAGTTAATAAAGGTGTATCTTTAGTTATAATAAAATTTTCTTTTTTCCCGGACGAAATATTATTATTATTATGTTTTGAACCAACAGGTTTTATTAGCCAAAAAATTACTACTATAATAAAAATAAGAAGTACAATAGCATATAATCGTTTCATCAAATATTATATAAGCAATACAATTAATCGACCGCATTTAATACCTAAAAAATTGATATTTTAAGTGTTTAGCACTTAAAAAAATAATAATCTTATATACTAGTTAGATACCAATGGAGTTTGCCAAATTTTTTGAAACGTTGTTTTCCGGACAGGGATCAAATTATTCTGCTAATATGCAGTTTCCACAACAAATGCCACGACAAACACAAAATGTTAGAAGTATGCCTCCAGTTCGTGTAGAAAAAAAAATGAATCCTTTTATGGAATGTTTACGTGATCGCCAACTTCATCCTAATGATGAATATCATTTCGAGGTTGCTGGTATTAAATGCATGATCAAATCAACTTTCCGTTTCAATTGGGATGGTTGCGTATTCTTGCCAAGTGAAATGGAAGATACCAGATATAGTTTGGCGGAACTAAAACGCACATACAAGGTAGTAAACGGACTAGATTTTTGCACGCGTAATTGTATTGGTTTCACTACTAGTACTTATAACGATTACTGTTTATTGCGAGAAACTATGACCCAAAAATCTGAAACCAATCTTCCATATCGTTCATTTGAATTTGTCAGAGCTCAAACCGAATCATTAGCATTTCAGGTTGCCGAGAGATTAGCATTACAAGTAGCTGAACGTCAAAATATGTATGATTGTTATGAAGACAACAGCCAAGATCTATTGAGTTCGATGATGAATAACATTTTTGATTTATATGAAATGTCACAATCTTCTCAACCATCACAACCTTCTCAACAAAGAATGCCAATGTATAGCGAACAAAGAATGCCAGTACCGATGGATCAGAGAATGCCAGTGTACCAAGATCAAAGAAGATCTACTCCTATGGAGAATACGATGCCCCAATATTTTCAAAGACAATCACAACCTTATTCACAACAAAGATCAGCACCTTCAGTAATCCCACAAAGGGTACCTTCAGTAATCCCACAAAGGGTACCTTCAGTAATCCCACAAAGGGTACCCGCAACCAAACCAGTGGCAGAAACATGTCCATTTGAAATGTTGTTTGGTATTAACATGACAACGCCTACTGGAGGAAATAAGACTACGATGCCGACAGCCAAACCAGTGACAGGAACCTGCCCATTCGAAATGTTATTTAGTAATGCTATGAATGAAATTCCCAAGCATAACATGCCGCTAAGGGGACAAGGTAATATGCCTATGCCAAGTGCTAGACCACCGGTCACGCCAGAAAGACCACCAGTCACACCACAAAAGCCATCACAATCAAATTTTAGTGAAGAAAATTTTCTTCAATCAATCATGGATGCATTAAAATCCGTTGGTTTTGATGATATCAAAGTTATTGACGATTTAATGACAACCGAAACTAATGGTTCGACCAATAATAATCATAAAAAAATGATGTCAGAAGTACTCGATGAGTTGCAAAATTCCAAATATTTCCAAAGAAATTCGATGGATGTTGATGAATATGATGATATGCCGTGTCTTGAGGATGACTCTGAATGTGATGAATCTGATTCATCATCCAGTCCATCAGAATCAGATAGTTCATCCAATTCCGAAACCGAGACTGAGACTGGAACAGATAGTGAAACTGATAGCGAAAATTCCGATATGTCTTCATCCAAAAAGGAAGAACTTGGTTTAGAAGGTGAACTATTGGGTTTGTTATCATTGGAATTTATGTATCCTGGTGCCATAGGTAATTTACTTTCATTGAAATCCGGTGACAAAATTTGTATTTGTGGACAATGTAATAAAGATGATAAATATGATAATACACCGACTTGTGATGTCAATGCATGCAGTGAACAAGTAGCTAATACTTTTCCGGCTATGGAAGAAATTAAAAATACTTTTGATCAAGTTTTACAAGAACTATTAAAAGCCAATGGTGAATCCGCGCAATGCTCCGAGAAAAAAAAGGTAGATTAATTAATTAATTTGAAAAAAATATATATGATCATATATTATTTTTTGTTTAGCAATTAAACAAAAAATAATCAAATGTATCATTAAAAATTGATTTGTATAATTGTTTTTATTTAAAAAAATACCAATGATATAAATAATAATGTCAAAAACCCAAAAAATTATTAAAAAAAATGACCCAGATAAAAAAATAACAAGATTTGGATATATTATTAATAAAAAATCATTGGATGATAAAACACTGAATGAAACCAAAGATGATCTAACGGTTAAACCATTTGTAATGGGTTCATTTAATAAATTTTCCAAAAAGGATAATAGTTTTCCTATTTATCTAGAAAATGGGGATTATATGGCCGTTCCAAAATACTATGGCTTTGAAAAATTTGGTCAACCAGAAATTAATCGATTAGAAACTTATAAATATCCAGTACAGGAAATGACTTTTACCGGAAAACTTAGACCAAATCAACAAATTATCGTTAATAAAATTACAGAAGGTTTCAAAAAACATAGAGGAGGATTATTAATTGCTGGTTGTGGTTCTGGTAAAACAAATATGGCCATATATATTGCATGCAAATATAAATTAAAAACTCTATTTATTGTCCATAAAACTTTTCTAAAAAATCAAGCCATTAATCGTATCAAATCCATCACAAACATAAAAGAAGTTGGTATTATTCAGCAAAAAAAAGTTGAAACAGATTATCCATTTGTTGTTGGAATGGTACAATCATTATCAAAAATTGATTACGATGATGAAATTTTTAAAGACTTTGGTATGATTATTATAGATGAGGTGCACCATATGGGTGCGAGAAATTTTTCCAAAGTATACCAAAAAATGACCGCAAAATATATGCTTGGTATATCGGCTGAACGACGAAGAAATGATGGAATGTATAAAATTATTAATTGGTACATGGGACCAATACTCCATGCAGAGGAACAAAAACCAAATGATATGGTAGTGGTGAAAAATTTTTACTATAAAACTTCCAATACTGATCGGTCACTAGTTATTACAAATAAATATACTAATGAACCCGATAGATCAACCATGGTAACAAATTTGGTTTATATTAAAAAAAGAAATCGTTTTATTTTAAAAATGATAGAAGAACTTTTTGACCAAGGTAAAAATGTATTATGTTTGACAGGAAGACTTAAACAAGTCAACCTTTTATATATTTTGTTAAACAAAAATGAATATATTAAAGGTAATGTTGGTAAATACATTGGTAAAATGTCCGAGGACGAATTAGCTGAATCCGCTACCAAACAAATTATTATTGGTACATACAGTATGGCTGAAGAGGGATTAGATATTGAAAATTTAAATGTCGTTATTTTATGTACACCAAAAAGTGCCATCAAACAATCCGTTGGACGAATTTTAAGAAAAGATGTTTATGAAGAACACCCAATTGTGATTGATATTATTGATGAAGATAATTTTATTTTTAAAAAACAATCAAAAATTCGTGAAGCATACTATAAAAAACAAAATTATAATATTCAAGAATTTAAAATATCTGATTATCCATACGATAAATACAAAAATTGGGATGATACCAATACCATTAAAAAATATTTGCTTGAAAAACCAAATCCCAAATCAAAAAATTTTGTCAAAAATAAAATACAAGATCAAAAATTTTATGGACCGATTAATGTTGATGAAATTGATTTTTTGGATGATTAATAAATTTTATGCAATAAAATTTATTAATTAATTATGATGGGTAAGAATAACCTGATTCATATCAATGCCATTTTCCACTAATAATTTTGCGATATTTAATTTTGTTTCATTTTTCAACAAATATTCAATAAACAATTTAGACAAGCGATCAAAATTAGTTTCGTATAACATTATTAAATCAAGATATTTCTTACTATCAAACCTATCGAGTGTCATTTCAATACAGAAATTAGTTATTTTTATTCCTAATTCCAATAATATTTTTGCCATGTCAAAATTATCGCTTATGATGGAGTCCAGTAGGGCTTGCGAATCATTTGTATTAATATCACAACCGCATTCGGTAATAAAATATAATGTAACCTCGGGATTTTTATAACGACATGATAATGGTAAAAATTTATCGGATTTGTATCTGGGATCAGCACCTAATTCGATCATTAATTTTACCTCTTCCAATGACAATGAAATATTTCTCAAAAAAATATCCAATATCTCCGTTAAACAGTCACTATTTAATTGTATAAAATTTTTTTGTTTCTTAATTTTATCCATTAATATTTTTTTTAATTGTGGACTACATTTGGTTTTTATTTTGGAAAAACTTTCGAGTATTGGATTAATGTCGTATTCTTTTTCTAATAAAACTTCTATTACTTTTGGATAAGCAATATATCTATCAATATTAGGGTATGAAGTAAAATAACCATGATCAAATAATACTTCAATAGTTTCTTTGCTATATCCAGCATAATATATAATGTCACTGTTATGAATATTGACATTGTGTTGTTCTATCAAATAAAGTAGTACATCCGGTGTGCTATATCTACATAACAAAAGAAATTGCATATCATCAGCATAATTTGGATCCGCTCCCAGTTCTATCATATATTTTATGGCTTCCAGTTTCCATTCATCTGCTCTTATTATTTTAATAAACATTTCATTGATACCTTTATTGCCTTTTATTTTTCCGATTTCATTAAATGTTTCAGTAACAACCTGATAAAAATTTTCGCCATTGTTTATTCTTTTTTTGAATATTTGGTCATAAATTTGGTCCAATGATTTTCCCATTGCAATTTTAATTATTTTTTTGGCACATAAATAATCTTGAATGGAATTATTTTTCAATTTTTAACAAAATATTAATTATGAAAAGTGAGAATAGCTTGATTCATATCAACGCCATTTTCTATTAATGTTCTAGCAATATTTAATTTTGTGTTGTTTTTCAATAAATTTTTCATTAATATTTTTTCCAAACGATTAAAATCAGTCTCAAAAGATATTATCAAATCTAAATATTTTTTATTATGTGTCGCCAGTGTAATACAATTATCTGTTATTATTATTCCTAACTCTAATAATATTTTTGTTGTATCAAAATGATCACCAGCGATGGAAACATATAGAGCTTGTGAATTACATGTATTAATATCACATCCACATTCAGTAATAAAATATACTGGAATTGCGGGATTTTTAGTATAGCGACATGATAATGGTAAAAAATTATCGGATTGGTATCTAGGATTAGCACCTAATTCGACAATTATTCTTACATCTTCCAGTGATAATGAATTTTTTACATTTAAAAATAAATTCAATATATTTGTTAAACAATTACTATCCAATTGTATAAAATTTTTTTGTTTTTTTATTTGGTCCATAAATATTTCGTTTAATTCTGGATTAGACCAGAATATATTTCTTTTGGAAAAACTTTTTAGTATCAAGTTAATATCGTATTCTTTTTCTAATAAAATTTTGATTACTTTTGGATGATCAAGATATTCATCAATGTCATTATTTGAAGAAAAATAACCATGATCATATAGCACCCGAATAGTTTCTATATGTTGCGCAGCATAATATATTGCATTACCATTTTTATACATGGTATTAACATTGGCATTGTATTGTTCAATCAAATAAAGTGGTACATCTGGTGTAGGATTTGCACATGATAAAAGAAATGGCAAATCATTATTATAATTTGGATTCGCACCCAGTTCTATCATATATTTAACCGTTTCCAATTTATATGTATCTGCCCTGATTATTTTAATAAACATTTCATTGATACCTTTTTGGCCTTTTAATTTTTTGGCTTCAATAAAAGTTTCGGTAACAACCTGATAAAAATTTTCGCCATTGTTTATTCTTTTTTTGAATATTTGATTAAAAATTCGGTCCAATGTTTTTCCCATTTGGATTTTGATTAATTAAATTTTTAGTATAAATAATGTAGAATAGAATTATTTTTCAATTTTTAACAAAATGTTACATATTATTAATAATGTCAGAATATTATTTCGCTTCAATACCAGAGGTAGTAGCTACTCAACCAGTGTATACAATTGTACCACCGTACTATTCGGATAATAATTTATATGGTTATAATTTATTGGCCAAAATTTATGGAAATATATTGGAGGCCAACAAATATCAACCAACATATAATTTATCTCCGGATATTAGAAATAAATTAGACAGGCTCAAAACTTTAGAACAAGAAATTAATGATGCTCTTAAAAATGCAGAACGGAAACAAGAATTACAAATAGCATCGTATGGACAAATTGATCCAAATATAATACCAAATGCGTATTTTTCAAATGTTCTAAATAAACATGAAAATTTGTTAGGTATCACCAGTGACTATAATACCCAATTTTTAGATTTAACAAATACTTTACAAAAAATAAATCGAGAATTAATAAGTGGCGCAAGAACAAACAATTTTGGTTATAATATTAGTTCCGGTATTACTTCGTTTCCAGGAACTGCCTTGTCTCCAATTAATCAACCATGGTCACAATATTGGTAATTGAATAAAACATGATTATTATTATATTTTATTCAAGACTTAGTTAATTTTTTGTCCATCGACTTCCTTTGTTAAACGACAAATCATAGCTGATAATTGTAATTTTGATCGTAATCCAGTACTAACGGCAATTTTGGTTTTATTAATAATATCAATAAGCCGTAATTTTAGATTTTCATTCATCTCATAATGTGATAGTACATAAATAAACCCGGTTACAATATCCAAATAATAGTATCCTAACCGAATAATATTTTCTATTTCTTTATTTGCTTCAATTACATTTCCTTTGATACAGATATCAATTATTTTTTTAATTTCTTCCGGATCTGGAACCTTACATATACTCAAAACTGATTCTTTAGTTATTTTTCCAAAAGTATATGCCGTTTTTTGTAAATCATTAATAGCTTTTCTCATATCACCATTGGAAATATAACAAATTGTTGATAATCCACTTTTATCAGATTCAATATTTTCATGCTTGCATATTTTTGCTAAATAAGTACTTATTTGTTTGTCGGATAATTTTTTAAACCGGACTATTCTGCAAACACTTTGAATATCTTCTATAATTTTTGTTGAATCATTACAAGTAAAAATAAATTTGGTTTTTCTACCATATTCTTTAATCATATCATTGATATCATATTGGCATTTTGGTGTCATATTATCTGCCTCATCCAACAATATTATTTTGGAGCAAGTAAAATTGGCTACTCGCTTACAAAAAGGCGGAATGATAGTTGATGTACTCCTGACACCGCGATCTTCCGCCGCATTTAATTCCAAGTATCCTTGGGCGATGTGCTGTCCTAATATTTTCTTAGCAATACATCTAACAGTTGATGTTTTACCAATACCAGGAGGTCCTGTTATAATCAGGTGCACATTTTGTCTATCCTGTAAAAAAATTTTGATTTGTTGTTGTATTGTTTCGCCCAATATAATATCCTCAATATTTGCTGGTCGGTGCTTCTCAATCCACGGAATAGAATTTTCCATAAAATATTAATATATTAATTCTAATAACAAATATTTATAATCAGTATTGCAAAAACATTTTTCATATCAATTTTTTTTATAACTGTTCGATACGTAATTGTAAAATATATCCGCATTCTTAGGATAAGAATCATCTGGTCTGGGTTGAAAACAAAGTACGTCAATGCATTTATGCATCCGAAATATGGTATGAAGATCACCGCTGCTATAATTAATACAGTCATCATGATCATATTTCTCTTTTAATCTTTTTATCATACCACCATCGTTGATATTACAACCAGAAGTATTAATCGAAATTTTCACATTGGTTTCATCTTTTAGATTTCTATCAATTTCTTCTTCTGCGGCCGCAAAACATTACTCGGTACATTTATTGGTTTGCATATTTTGTTGCGCTGTTCGGTTGTCTTGGTACATTTTATCTACTTGATTACTGGTAAAAAATTTTTTGTTGGTGCTCATTGTGGTTTATATTAAAAATTATATATATATATTATGATCCACCAAGCATTTTTAAATTCAATTTTTATTAAATTTAATAATGCTTCAAAAGAAACAATGTAATGGTTAGATTTTAATGGTTGTGTGGTAAAACGAAAGTTAAGGCCATTCCATTTTCTGACTCATACAAACGACAAGCCATTTCATAGTCGGATAATTCTTGTCTTTTTTGTTTTTCTAACTTCTTGTTTTGTTTACGCTGATTTTCTTCTTCTCTCTCTCGAAGAGCAATTTCTTCTCTTCTTCTCTTTTCTAACTCCTCGTATCGTTTACGCTGATTTTCTTCTTCTCTCTCTCGAAGAGCAATTTCTCTTATGCGAAGTTCTTCTTCCCTTTTGCGGAGTTCTTCGAAACGATGTTTGTGTATGTTCTTACGAATGTTATCCATATGATTTTCGTCCCTCAAATGCTGTTCGTCACCCCGCTGAATTCTTTCTTGTTGTTCGTTGGTCACATTACGCAATTCTGTTTCTTGTGGAAGGTTTCCATGTTCGAAAAGATATTTAGCCAATATCGCGTCATCGTTGATCCGTTTGGCTTCATGGAAGATTCGTTCTTGCTCTTCAACAGCAACATTGATGTCGGAATTATCCAAATCTTCCATGAAGCCTTGTTCGAGTTTTGTTAATAATTCGAAATGGCCTGGTTTGTTCAGGATTCTAACAATACGGGAACCGGTACCGCAGATACAAGATGGATCGGGTGTTGTCATCCATTTACCATTTTGGTCATATTGTCCAATGTAAAACTCAATTTTGAGTTTGTATGTATTAGCTATACTCCAAATAATGTTAAGATGTTGACCGTAATCCGTATCTATTAGCTCGTGATTGAGCATATTGTGGGTTCTGGCGAGAGCCACCGGGCAAATCATAATACCTAATTGTTCCAATGCATGGTAAATGCTGATGAAAAAACATTTATTCTGCCAGTCATTACCGTCTCTGTCACTGAGATTGCCATCGTTTGGTTTGGTTGTCGCTTCTACCGAAAAATCCGTAAATATGGAGCTCTTTTGGGATCGCAGTCTTTCAATGGACAAAGATCTTGCCAACTGATAGGCCAGACGCTCTAGTTCTTCCATAGTATTCATGATTTATAGGTTGATTTTTTTGTTTGGTGTGTACGTTTGTACCAATCTATAAGGATAGATAATATAGAAATTTACATAATGTAACCACAATAATGTTAAAATTTCAATTTTTTGGGTGGAATGATTCCATATTATACAATGATTGGCCCTAAAAAAAAAAAAGTATGATAATGCATGTATTATCATACTTTTTTTTAAGGTGTCCTAGTATAAAATCAATCATGAACATACTCCTGCTTATGGTCATTATTATTCTTATGTTCATGCTCATTATCATTCTTATTATCATGTTCATGTTCATGCTCATTATCATTCTTATTATCATGTTCATGTTCATGCTCATGCACATGCTTATGCTGGTGTGCATCTTTAAAAAATAAATCATTGACTTCATCGACCATTTTATCTTTTTTATCATCAACTGATCCTTCCGAATAGGTAGCATTTAAATAGTCAACACATTTTTTCGTCATTGATACAATCGATTTAGTACTAGCTATTAATCCTTTTTTGGATAAATACTGGTATATTAATATTTTTTTTGAATTTTCTTCGTATTCATCAATACGTTTGGATACTGGTTCACGATATTTTTCGTGAAGTTGGGTAATTAGACCATAGATAACCTCGCATAATTTATCCCGCTGTACTTTATCTTTACCACATTGGCAAACAAAATCGTCTTGTCCATCATGCCCACGATTGGTTCCATAGTTTATTGTTATTTCTTCTCCTCTTTTAATATAATTTGTAGAAAAAACAGCAACATAGTTTGTTTCCATACCGTTATGATTTCTTTTTGAAATATTAAAAAAAACACTATTTGGTATACAAGCATGATTAAATTTCGATAAATAATCACCCACTATAATATTATCACAGGACCCGCCAAAACAATTCCGGATAATTTTTTCTAGAGCGCAAGCATCCTTATTTTTCTTTGTTTTTTTCCATTTTTTTATTCTTGGAAACAATTGGTCGAATAAATATTGGTTATCCCGAACAACTAGTTGGCAATCGTATGATGATCCAGTTAGTACATGTTCCACTAATAATAATGTTTGGGGTGCAATATCATTAATTGCGATTACCGATTTGAAATCCTTATCAGTTTTTATGGATATTTGTCCATTCAAACAAACAATACCAGTATAAAAATTATTCATTGTATGTAATACAATCAATAATATATATGTGTGCATATATAACATTATTTTTTCATTTTTTTTTTGTTGTTATTTTAAAATATCCCGCGATTAGCTTCCCATCGTTGTGCAATATCTGGTGGTAAGAATTTATTAATACCCACGATTGGAATATTTTTGTTTTGGGTTTTGGATATTCGTGATGATAAAATAATAATAATAATAATTGCTACTAATATTAAAAATCCCATTATGATACCTGTTACAATACTGTGCCAATGTGTGGTGTTCGTTGATTTATCATCTTTTGTTGGCATTAGTCAATATATATAATTATAATGACATTATTTTTACTAAAATGATTCATTCAAAATTTGTTGCTTGTATAGTGGCTGTCTTGATGCGAGTAGTAAATGCTTTTTGTTTTGCCAATTTTTTGTACAAAAAAATAATAATTATAATCAGAATCACCAAAACTATTCCGAGTACCAGCGCAATAATGAGACTATTTCGTGTGTCTTGCGAAAAATTTTCTCGGGTTGGTTTAAAAGTTAGTTCTGGAGTTAGTTGTAAAAATTGCCGCGGATAATATTTTTCGGATGAATATTCCTTCTGTTTATCAACCATTTATAATAATTATACATATTTTATAATATGCATTGTTATGTGTCATGTAAAAAATTGAAATGTATTCTGCTTTCGCTCCGCTTATTTGAATAACATCTTTCAGATTATATTGTGTTTATAAACACTATTTAATAAGAGTATATAATCATATATGTTGGCACAAACATATTCAAAATTATTTGGTTGCAATGTACATGATGCTATTCGCGTCAGTCCAATGGCACTCCAAATCATAAATACTCCTGAATTCCAAAGAATGAGAAAAATTAAACAGTTGGGATTATGTTACTATATTTATCCAGCGGCAACACATACCAGATTTGAACACTCGATTGGTGTTTATCACTTGGCCGGAAAAATGTTGGAAAAAATATACCAACAGTATCCAAATCGCGAATATTATATTCCGGAATTAGCAGAAGAAAAAATGAAACTAAATCCGAAAATTATCGAGTGTATTAAAATAGCAGCATTGTGTCATGATATTGGTCATGGACCATTTAGTCATATTTTTGATAATGTTTTGTTAAAAAAATCTTCTAATCCAAATAGGCACCACGAAACAAGATCATGTTTAATAATCGAAATGTTATGCAAACGCGAACTGGCCAAAGAATTAGATGATAATTACATTGCTTTTATTAAATCTATTGTCGAACCACATGAATGTCATAAAGGTGCACTCTATCAAATTGTATCCAACAATTTAAATGGTATCGATGTTGACAAATTTGATTATTTAGCAAGGGATACCAAAAATATTGGTTTAAATACTGGGTTCAATGCTAACAGACTAATCAATGAATTTATTATTGATCGTAATGACAACATTGCCTATCCAAAACATTGCTCCGTGGATATTTACGAAATGTTTCATACTAGATACATGATGCATAAAAAAGTTTATTCTCACAAAACCGTTAAACTAATCGAATTAATGCTGGGAGATTTATTTACCAAAATAGACCCGATACTTCATATTTCCGAATCTATAAATGATATGAAACGTTTTTGTGAACTAACTGATGATACTATTTTGCACTTTATTAACCTAATTATATCGCCACCATCCTTTATCGAAATAAAACTAGAGCCAGAACAATACAAAGCCGTTACCGAGGCCAATGAAATATATCAAAAAATTATTTCGAGAAATCTTTACAAACAAGTTCTAGAAATAGTGGAAGATGATAAGGCGGAATTATACTTAAAAGGATTTTTGGAATATCTACTCCACAAACATTCCGATTTCAATGAAAAAGACTTCCAAATTATAAAAACAAGAATTGGTTTTGTTAGTGGCAACAAATCAGATCCATTCGATTCCATTTATTTTTATGATAAAAAAGAAGATGATTTTACATTTACTGTTGATAAAAGCCATATTTCTGGTTTAGTTGGTAACAAAATACAGGAAACACATTGGCATTTTGTTTGCAAAAATAGATTGATATTTCCTATTGTCATTGGTGAAATCGGGAATTATACATTGATAGTGTCTGATTTAGTGGATTTAATATATGATGAAGAACATAAAATACCTATGATTGGTGAAGTTTTATCTGAAACAGAAAAACTTGACCCGCCTGCACCTTTAGGTAAATTATAATAGCGCCATTAATTTGATATATCATATGATACATCAAATTAATCTAGCAATTCAATAAATTTGTTTTTAAAATATTCAAATTTGTTGTCACATAAAAATGTGCATTCAATTGCCAACTCGATAATTTGTGAGGTTGGAATTTTGATACTATCTGGCAAAAATTCTTTAAATTTTTGTTCGAAATAAAACTCACATATTTCTTGGAAAATCTCTTTGGTTACATAACCAAAATGCACCGGAGTTAATCTTCCGGGACGAAATAATTCCGGACACAAGTCATAAATATTATCGAATTCATTGGTAGTAGCAATAATAATAGAACCATGCAATGGAACTGGACCTTGTAATAATTCCAATAAATCCTTGAGTAAAAATTCGTTATAAATTATTTTATTTTTGACATTTTTATTTTTTGCAATAGCATCCTCGTTGCAATTATTCATAGAATTATTAATTATCAAATCAATTTCTTTTTCCCGTAAGATAGATCTTCGATCGAGTTCTTTAATAGTCATATCGAATTCTTCCAATAAAATAATACTTTTACTGTAATTGGTATTTTTTTTGGAATTTCCTACGTCTGGTGTTTGTACTACTTGATAAATAGTATTTTTATCGGCATATTCACGTAAATCCAAACTAATAATATGGCGTTTTAAACACATTGCTGTTCGGTACGCAAATGTTGATTTACCTGTGCCCGGAGGTCCATATAATAATAAATTTGCCCTCGGTGCCTGTCCGCGACTAATAAAATGATCCGGATTTGTTTGTATATTTTTAAGAATAGTCCACAAACGATCTTTTTCTTGGTGAAAAATGTATGCATGTACATTTTCTCGGCATGTTCCATGGTATATTTTTTACCATCATATATAGTAACCTTATGATTTTTTCCATCAATCACTTTAATGTACTCCAAAACAAGATCATTTTTTTCTATTTCTGTTAATTTATTTTTAATATTTTGTATGATATGGTTGTTGGAATGATATTTGGTTGTTTCTAAATTTTCTATTTGAAATTCCAAATATTTTATTGATAAATTAATTACAGGAGTATTACCAACAGAATATTCGTGTGATTTCCATGTCAATTGACCAGCTATTTTGAGATCTGGATCATAAAATTTGATAGGATAATCATTTTTTGGTGTAATATTATTACTGATTATTATATTTAAAACAATTTTTGTGTCTAAATCAGGTGATGTTTTATCTAAATATTTCCAATTACTTTGATTAATAATTTCCCCAGAATCACCAATATTCAAATCGTAATCATGTAAAATATAATTATTATGAATCATGAAATATTTAACCAAATCATTTATTGTATCATTTTCATAAATGGTTATTGTAGTATATGTATTGCTAAATTTATTTTTTATTTTAATACGATAATATATACCAATACCAATTATTGTCGCCAGTATAACAAAATAATATATTAATGTGTTGTTCAATAATTCCAATTGAAAATCAAACCATCGATAATTTTCAAATGATGAAAATTTAGAAAAAAGAAACAATGTTAGACCAGTAATAGTACTATACACCAAACCATAGGACGTGGCTGTATCCAATTTCATTTTTTTAATAACATATGTTGTAAATATTGATCCTAACCCGAATATTATTGGCCCCTGATGGTTATCCATTATATTGTTTGGTCAACTTATTAATAAACATGTTTATTAATAAGTTATTAAAATCAATTTTTAAAGGACCATCATTTAAAGAACCATCAAAAGTGTGATAAAAATGAATTAAAAAAAAAAAATTGAAAAAAATAATTTAAACAATAGTTAATTAGTCTAATAATATATAATAAAATACGATGACATCTAAAATTGCAATTGGTATTGATTTAGGAACAACGTTTAGTTGTGTTGCTGTTTGGCAAAATGGTAAGGTAGAAATTATCGCAAATGATCAAGGAAACCGTACTACACCATCATATGTGGCATTTACGGATACTGAACATTTAGTTGGAGATTCTGCCAAATACCAGGTTGCCATGAATCCTGAGAATACTATATTTGATGCCAAGCGTTTAATCGGTCGAGAATTTAACGATCCGCATATCCAACAAGATATGAAACATTGGCCATTTAAAGTTGTTAATGTTAGTGGTAAACCCTATTTTGAAGTTAACCATGAGGGACAATCCAAACAATTTTCACCAGAACAAATTTCGGCAATGGTACTAACAAAAATGAAACAAACAGCTAGCACATATTTGGGTCAACCAGTCACTGATGCGGTAATTACAGTGCCGGCCTATTTCAATGATTCGCAAAGACAATCTACTAAAGATGCCGCGGTTATTGCTGGTTTGAATGTACTACGTATTATTAACGAACCAACTGCAGCATCTTTTGCATATGGATTAGATAAAATTAGCGATAAAGAAATGAATGTACTTATTGTGGACACCGGAGGAGGCACCCATGATATTACGTTACTATCCATAGATGATGGTTTATTCCAAGTTAAAGCTACTGCCGGCGAGACACATCTTGGTGGAGAAGATTTCGATAATAGACTGGTTGATTGGTGTGTTGAAGATTTCAAAAGAAAACATAAAGTAGATCCAACAACATCAGCTAGAGCTATTCGACGTTTGAGAACAGCATGTGAGCGCGCCAAACGAACACTATCCACTTCAGCCCAAACGATGATTGAAGTAGAATCATTATTTGATGGCAAGGATTATAATACTACTATTTCGCGTGCCAGATTTGAAGAATTGTGTATGGATTTATTTAGAAAAATAATTGAACCAATCGAAAAAGTAATACTGGATAGTAGAATCGACAAATCAAAAATAGATGAAGTGGTTTTGGTAGGAGGTTCAACCAGAATACCTAAAATTAAACAAATGATATCAGATTATTTCAACGGTAAAAAACTATGCGAAAGTGTTAATCCAGATGAAGCTGTTGCATATGGCGCAGCTGTCCAAGCCGCAATTTTAACAAATAACACCGATGAAAAACTACAGGGTTTGGTAATTGTAGATGTTGCGCCACTATCACTTGGTTTGGAAACAGTTGGTGGTTTAATGACTAATCTTATTGATAGAAATTCCACGATTCCATGCAAAAAATCCAAAGTATTTTCAACCTATTCTGACAACCAAACTGCTGTTACCATTCAAATATTCGAGGGAGAAAGAAAATTCACGAAGGATAATAACAAGCTCGGTACATTTAATTTGGAGGGTATTCCACCAGCCCCACGTGGTGTACCACAAATTGAAGTTACATTTGATATTGATGCAAGTGGTATTTTGAATGTAACGGCTCAAGACAAATCGAGCAGTAAAAGTAAAAATATTACTATTACAAATAATCGTGGTAGATTTAGTGAAGAACAAATCGCCAAAATGGTTGAAGAAGCAAAAGAGTTTGAAGAAGCGGATAATAAGAGAAAAGCAGCGGTTGATGCTAAAAATGAATTAGAAAATTATGTTCACAGTGTTAAACATGCTGCAACTGAACAATCCGCTACCCAAGTTTTGGACGAAGAATCCAAATCTAAAATTGAATCAATGTGTAGTGAACTATCTAATTTCATCGACCAAAATCCAAATGAGGAAAAAGATGTATATGAGGCGAAGAGAAGAGAATTAGAAGATATTTGGAATCCAATCGCTGTTAAATTATACGCACAAAAAACAGAAGAAACAAATCAAGCCACACCCGAAGTAGTTCCGGAAACAGCTGAAACTTGTGAAACTTCCGAAGCTCCTGAAAAACCAGAGCCATCCAAAATGCCAGCTGATATTGGTATTGATTAATTTTTACTAAATATATTAAAAAAATACATTTAATAAAAAATTGATATCAATACAGAATAATATATAAAATATATCATCCTAAATTAAATACTAAAAATGAATGCTAGTGATCTATTAAAGAATAATTTACTCCAAAAACAAAAAATACTTGAAGAAATTGAATTAAAACGAAAAGAGAATGAACAAATGAGGAAGAAATTAGAAGAAGATAAAAAAATAAATTTGCCGATTATTTTGGAAGAATATTTAGAAAAGCGTTTTTATCATAATATAATGGAAGAACATGGCGTCAAAAATTTTATAAAAAATTTACGTAACGGTGCAACAGAAACAGAATGGACTCTATGTTATTTGCCATTAACAACTATGTGTTCGGAAATTTATCCTAAATGCAAATTTAATGTGACAGAAGAAGAAGCGTATCATATTTTACAATCATTAAATTGGACAAAAAAATTTATATACGATACACATTTTTTATTTGGATGGAATGTATGTCTGAATTTTGAAAAATCTGTAAAAAGGGAAACTGATTTTTGTGATGGAAACATTTTGAAAACATACTACGACATAAAAGTTTATTTAAAATACAATAATGTATAGTTCAAATACTATACGCTGAAGAAAAATAGTTTGATAGTTTCGATAAATAAGTTTTTAGAGAGTTATCAGGTTTATTAACTGGATAACAAAGTTGTGGTATATAATTGATTGATTGTTTATTATTATATACGGGTATATATTGGATAAGTTTAATATTTATTCCCATTTCCGGATTTATTGTTAAAAAATGACCACAAATTTCGCAATGAATTACGCGTCGTAGTTCGATTTGTCTTTTTAAACATGATTTACAAATAGCCTGTGGACAAATACACGGATTAAAATAATTCCCCATTTTTAAATTCCTGGAACAATTTTTACATTTAGGAAATGGTAGTATCGAAAAATCGGTAAGTCCAGTAGATCCAGTTGACTCACTTTCTTGGGAACATTGATGGTTTGACGATCCAAACATTTTTTTTTCAATAGTATATTATTAATATATTAATAGCAACTATTAATATATTATTTTCGACAATTTTTTTTTTGACTAGTCCAAAATAATATTAACAACATGTGTATTTGTATCAATATGGATACCGGCATTTACTTGGCGTTCTAATACACCATTTGTGTTTATTTGACCATTGATGAATTTTGTACCAATTACCTTTGCTCTTTGGCGAAATGGCATTGATCCATTAGTAGCAGAGTATGAATTTTCTCCCCAACCCCACGCATCGAATTCATTGATAACAGAGGCATAATAACTATAATTGGCCTGATTTTGATCAAATGTACTACCGTCACTCGTTGCAATTGCCGCAATTTTGGTACTGTACATATTACGATAATTTACTAATTTGGTTGCTTTAACCTCCCAATCCTTAACATCGCCCATATAATTATTATTACTAGCATCATCGTATGTACTATTAATCACAGCAAATGATTCCGCTAAATACCAATCATTAGAGTTTAGGAGAGTATTCTTACCAGTAGGATTATTAACAGGATCCATGACCGATCCAAAAACATCATCCGGATTCCAAGCATTAACAAACGCTTTAAGATTGGTATGAGTAGTGCCGGAACAGGAATGATGCACCGACCAAATTATTTGTCTTTGTTTATCTCTTGTAACACCAAAATCATAACCAAATCTGTCCAAAAATATCCCTTTGACTCCCATTGCTGACCAAAGTTGTATTTTTTCAAGAATCTCGTCTGTTGGCAAAGTAGAATCAATATATCCAAATACAAAAGTATTAACCATGTCAATATGACTAATAATAGCTATGGTATTACCATGATCACCATGATTGGAATTTTCTAATCCTTGGCCAAAAACAAGCAATTTATAATCTTTAAAAGAATCAATTGCTGTATTAATATCACCAAACGCACCATTAACAACACTCGGCCAACCATAATATATAGCCAATTTTCGTGGAACAATTGAACTCATTATACTATTTACTATTAACATTTGGTATTTATGTTTTTAAATAGTTATTCTAATGTGTAATATTTTTTGAACCAAAAAATATTGCATATCAAATTATTAAAGAATTTTAAAAACCATAGGTATAAACTTCGTTGTTCCATACTTGGCCAGGTGGGCATGAAGGAAAATCGAAACCACCCAATTTGTAGAAGCAGTTGCCAATTGTAGTTCCAGCCCCTTGTGTTGAGGGAGGGGGACTAGCGCCAGGAGTTTGTTGCGCGTAAGTAACAGTCGATCCACTAATTGTACCAATCCAGGTATCATCGGAAACCTGTTGGGGATATGGTGCACCACAACCGGTAATACCATTAACAGCGGCTCCAGTATCTCCACCGAATAGGACGACCGTGTTGCCAGATGCGCCATACGATGGGTAAGCTGATGGAGGCAACATGTTATTGCCTGATGATGGCGTAATATTGGTCCATGTGTTTGATGTTAGGTTATACATCCATGTGTCGCTCAATGGAACAGGAAGATTAGGTACGGGACCAGGCAACATTTTATTACCTCCGTGTACATAAATATTACCACCAGAAACAAACATGTGTGGATTCATACGGGATGATGGGGAACCAGCGGCACCTTGGGCAGTTAGAGTGGTCCAAGTGTTGGTAGCAACATTGTATGCCGTCAATGCATTCGAATAATAGTTACGGAGATCATATAGACCACCAAAGCTGTATGCGTAACCATTGTAATAAACGAATCCGGGGGATTGCGCAGACTTGGGAGCATTTGCTAATTGTGTCCATCCACCAGAATTAATGTTCCAGCTCCACAACTCCTTGTAGAGAGAACGACCTCCAGATACTGAATAATACCCACCAGAAACCAAAAGTGTAGGAGTACCTCCATAAGTAGATATGGCCGCACCATGATATGCGCGTGGACTTGGACCACCACTTGTACTCAGGGTCGACCATGTTTGTGTGGTTGTATCAAATGACGATAATTTATTATAGTAGGTTGGGGTGGTGGAGTAACTATTGTCTGTTCCACCAAATACATAAAGTTTGTTATTACCAGAATATCCATTAAGTGTATGTCCAGTAATGCTCGTAGGCGCAGTTCCACCTAGACTAGACAGTTGTGTGTATGTACCGGTTGTGCATGCTGAACAAGCAGCAATAAATGCGAAACAAAATACAATTGCAAGGTTTAGGCGTGATCGTTGTGTAGCAGCACTTTTTCTCATATTACTTTTATCTAATTTATTAGTTCAATTAATCATTTTATGTGTCCAACGATTTAAAATTTCAATTTTTTTTGATTTATAAATTTTGGATACTATTAAAATCGCAGGATGATGCGACTTGTTGGCATATTGGTTTACCGGTACAAAGATTTAATACTTGTTGACATTTGGAATCCGAACCACTACATCTAGCATTTCCAATGGCCGAAATATCGTAATCATTTTCGGATGCATCATTTACATGATAGCACATTTGGAAATTAGCTCTGTCATCAATTTGTCCTAAACAGTATCCACCCTGGTCAGAATGGTAAGCACCACAATCAATTTGTGTTTGGTAAATTGGTGCAGCAGAAGGCATTGTTATTAAATTTACTCTTTGACCAGTTACCCTTGAAATAGCATTATTAAGATCATCAATATCCTTGTTAAATGTCAATAATAATCTTTCTAATCTTGTTTTTTGTTCCTGATTTAAGCGTAATACAATTGGTTGAATGTTAGAATTTATAACGGAAATTTCTTTATTTAGTTCGGGAACCAATTTGTCAACATAATTTCTAATATTGGCTGCGTATGGTTCAGCCGATTGCATTATAGTTTGTTTTAGTTCAGCAATTTTTGGTTGCAATGCAACACTGGCACGTTGTAAAACTTCAAAAAACATGGCTGATATTGAAGATTGGTCTTGCATAGTTTGCATTGGTGAATTTGGCGTATACATTGGTGGATTTGGCATCTGAACTGGTGAATTTGGCATGATATTCATATTCATATTATCATAGTATGATAATTGTGGTTTTTGATTTTTTCTCCAGAATATAAAAATAGCAATAAGAAGCACGATTATTAAAATAATATAGAATGCATTATCGGCCATTGGATTATATTATAATATAACGCAATATTTAGTTTTTTTTTGTATATTTTAATTAAAAAAATTATTGTTTATTATTTGCTAATAATAAATTAATTTATTATTAGCAAATGATTATAGTTATCCAAAATGAGTATCACTCGGATTTTTTTCTTTTTGTCAATCGATTCCATAACACAAGAAAAAGATTAATTTTTGGATAACGAACAGATACTTTATAATAAGTAAACATTGACAAAATTACCAAAAGACAAGACCCAGTATAAACTAACCATTGTTTATTGGCGTAACTAGCTGCTTCCATAACAAAACCATAAATGACATATGCTGGAGAAATAATAAGGCCAAATATTGGTTCACCAATGGCATATATTGTAACGGCAAAATCTTTTAGATCAATTAATGTAAGATAACTACCAAACCATGCAAAATAGACGCCTACTTTTTCAAAGAAGTTTTGTGCATTCTCGGAAATCGTATGCAAAGCTACCGATGGTCGATAATCTAATTCTCCTTTTCTGGCGATATGTTCCCAAACGAACAAACATAAAATAACCACAAAAAAAATTTTACACGCTGTCCAAAAATTTCTCAAATACATTGTGACACCGTGTGATAATAATTAATAAAATTAAATAAATAGAATCAGTTTGGGTATTTACATTTCAATTTTTTATTTGGTTATCAAATAGTAACATAATTATTATTGTGTTATTATTTTGCGCAAAATTTTTTATTAATTATTATTTTTGATGGATAACGAGAGAATCAAATTAGTTAGCTGTTGACCCCAAATTTGGTTATATCCGTATTTAATTCCAATACCGGTACCACATATTAGAATAAATGAACCAACATAAACAAGCCATCTTTTTTGGTAATTGTGGCAACATGTTGCGTGTACATAACCGTATAATGCTTGTCCCGGAGAAGCTATCAATCTGAAAATTGGTGAACCGATATCACGAATAGTTGCACCAACATCATTAACAGTTGCAACAATGTATTTTGGATCAATTTTGGTAAGGTAACTACTCATCCATGAGAATTTACGACCAACATTTTCAAATATTTGTACCGATTTATCGGCAACCAGATTCAATCCAGTTGATGGTCTATAAATTGTATTCTTTTTTTTTCCAAAATGTTCCCAGACAATAACACCCAAAGTAGCGCAACCCGCTACTTTACCAATATCCAAAAAAGATGGTTGGGAAATAGATAAAAAAAGTTTAGATTCCATAAAAAAATAATTTAATAGTTAGTACTATTGATTAATAATAGTACCAACTATTAAGGCCGTTTAATATCTTATTTTTTCAATTTTTCGCAAAAAATTGAAAGATTTTTATACATGATAACGATTTATAAAAATAATAACAGCATAATATAACTATTTAAAGCTGAAGTGATTTTATAAAATATAAATAATTTTATTTATACACCAATGGGTATTAAAGGATTACCAAAATTAATTAAAGATGTGGCAGGAAACTACGCTATTCGGACCTATAAATTTTCCAAATTTAAGGGATGGGTAGTAGCAGTGGATGCCAGTCTTATTATTCATCAAACAGTTATTGCATTACGATCTACCGGAAAAGATATGAAAAATAGTAAGGGACAATTAACAAGCCATTTACACGGGTTATTCTACAAAATATTAATATTTCTGCAAAACAGCATGGTTCCTATTTTTGTTTTTGATGGTAAAGCACCAAAAATCAAAAATAGAACAATCGAAAAAAGACGCATGCGAAAAGATCTAGCAGAGAAAAATTTAAAAGATTTAAGTGATTCCGAAGACGAAGAATATATTAAAAATTTCAAACAAACTTTTAGACCAACAAAAGAAGATATTAAAGAAGCGCAAATTTTGTTAGATTTAATGGGTATACCGTATATTGTTGCTCCAGGAGAAGCAGATGTTGTTTGTTCCTGGCTCGCAGCTAGAAAAGATGCTAATCACAAAAGATATGTCAAAGGTGTATTTTCAGATGACTCGGATATGTTACCATATGGAACAACATACCTTTTTAAGGGTGGATTACGTTTTATGAGTAAAAATAAACTGGTTGAAGTAATAAGCCTAAATAAAACACTTGTACGAATGAATCTTACAATGGACCAATTTGTGGATATGTGTGTACTTTTAGGAACGGATTACTGCGATAATATCAAAGGAATCGGACCAAAAAAAGCATATAATTTAATTTCGCAATATGGTAGTCTAGAAAAAGTGTTGCTAAGTTTACATAAAAATGATAATTTAAGTGATGATAGTACTGATGATACCGATTCGGAAGATGACACTACCAAACAAAACAAAGCAAATGAAAAATGTATGATAGATGCAAGAAACCATTTTAAAAATGCTTTGAAAGAGATTGACGATTCAGAAGATTTCGTAATTACTGACGAACAATTACAATTACGAATGTACCAATGTGATGAACTGATGGATTTCATGTGTGTCAAACATAATTTTGATATTACACGAATCCAGACGGGTATTAATCGTTTAGAGGGATACTACAAAGAAATGAAAGTTACAAAAAAGAATACCAAAAAAGTACATAAAATATTACAACCGAGATCAGAAAACTACATATTCAAAAATTTGTCCGATGATATTGATTTTCTTTCATCCGATGAGGAACCACCATCAAAGAAAAATTCCGGAAAAAATATAAAGAATACAATAACAAAAAAAAAGATTTCCACGTCTAATAATTTATCGGACACATCGGATTCGGATATGTCATTATCAGATTTTTCCGATGCTGAATATAATAAATCAGCATTAGCATAAATGTTCGGCTCTCTAAATACATATATTTACATACTTTTTAAAGATTCGGTATAAATGCATTAATTAATTAATTAATTAACTATAGTTGATTAATTAATGTCTGAATTAAAAACTAATGTAACGCATGATGAGCTTAAAAATATTACCACACCAACTGTCATTGAAATTATGAGAACTATTAAAGCAATACAAACCAGAATGAAGGATCCGGATATTGTAAAATTAGAATATATACATGTTTATGACACATTAGGAAAAGAATTTAGTGATTTTTCTGATAAGCATACTACTATTTTCACAAAAGTGATTCGTGGGGAAAATTTAAATACCATTGCTTCGGTTTTATATTACAAAGATAAAGTCGAAAGAGGATTAATTACCGAGGAACAATTGTCAGAATTATTAGCAAAACGATATTTACCAAGTCATTTGAAGGAAGAATCTGATGCTAAAATAAAAGAAATGAAAAGTCGCGGGGAAATTTAGGTAAAATTCGAGAAAAATTAGTATTGAATCATAATATATTTATATAATATATATATATATTATTAACAATATACTTATCATGCAAAACTATAAATTATTGTGTATTAATCTTCTCAGAAGATCTGACCGTAAAGAACAAATGAAAAAAATGTTTGAATTGGAAAATATCACAAATTACTATTTTTATGAAGCAATAGATGGACAAAATGTGGATAAGAACCATCCTGACTTGAAATTATTTCGCCATGATAATACCTCTATACTGAGAAGAGGTTTATTGGGATGTTCACTCAGTCATTATAATATTTGGAAAATGTTAATTTCGGATACGGAACATGATTATTATGTTATTTTAGAGGATGATATTAAACTAAAAAAGGATTTTGGATTATCATTAGAAAAAATATTTACGCATGTACAAAATCAAATGCATTTTATTTTAATTGGTATGACTGTTGAAAAAAATAATTTTTTAGGAACCAGAAATATATATCAAGATGACACATCATTCACAATTCATTTATTGGAAAGACATTTATATGCCGGCGGCGCATTTGGATATATTATTACAAAAGAAGGCGCAACTAAATTGGTTGAGTACATACATAAAAATGGTATAAAAATGGCCATCGATTATTTGATATTTCGTTCTGGAATTAATTTGTTTGAAACACATCCACATTTGGTATTTACTGATGCGGTACAACATTCAGATTATTATGTTGATAGTGATATTCAAAGAGATTATAATAAAATTAGTTTACCTATGTTAGAAAATTATTATTATTATGATGATTATATATTTTTTCCGAATAAAGATTCACCATATAATGATATTATGGAACTTTATAGTGATATACCAAGTCTCAAACAAATTGCTGACAGTATGGAAAATTGTGTTGCATTTAATACATATGGTTGGTTAAAACATCAAATCAATAACGATAATGAGTTTATTAATTTACGAAATAAATTTTATTTATCAGACGGCATATATGTTAAAAAAAGTTATTTGGACAAGATAAATATTAATAAAAAAATAGAAAACATACAAAAAATAATAAAAAATCGTCCACTTAAAATTTTTGTTAATAAAAACGCCATGACATATTCCAAGATTTTCGTTGATATGATTTTAAAAAATTTTAACGAATATAATTTATCAACAATAAACGGAGTGGATACAAAGTACGATATTATAATTGATCATATTACCGATACCAATAGTAATTCATACTGCAACGATCTTTCGCTAAGTATACTAATATCCGGAGAGCCTTGGAATTCCAAATATCATTATGATATTTCAATCGATACCAAATATAAATCAAACGCTAAAATGACAATTTATTATCCTTTTATTTTTCTTAGTTTACATGAACATCATAAATCAATAAATCCAAAAGATTATATCAAAGAAAAAACTAAATTTTGTGCTTATATGTACCAGATGGAATTGCCACATCGAATTTGTTATTTCAACCTCTTTTCCAAATATAAAATGGTTGATGCTCTCGGAAAATGTTGTAATAATGTTGATATTATTAATACTCGTTATCAATACGATGCAAATGAAACATACAATGATATTGCCGTCGAATATTATTCAAACTTCAAATTTGTATTAGCCATCGAAAATACAATGATAGATGGTTACACAACTGAAAAATTAATGAATCCATTAATAGCCAATTCTGTGCCGATTTACTGGGGTGATTCACAAATTTTTAAATATATCAACAAAAAACGTGTAGTATATATTCCGGATTTCGCTTCGAATGATGATTTGTTGGATCATATTAAATTTTTGGATGAGAATGATTCGGCATACAAAGCAATACTGGACGAAAATATTTATGTTGATCCAAATTTTTCAATTGAGAATCTCGAAAATGAATTGGCTAAAACTATCAAAAAATCGCTGAATTAAAAATAAAATAAAATCACTGAGATAATAAATTTATTAATTCGGCATGTGTGGCACATTTAGATGATGATTTTGCTAATGTTTGATCCAAAAAACTTTTCATTTTATCAATATTAGATACTGATTCCGGGCCATATAATTCTAACCATTTTTCGGTATTTTTGTGCTGTCTTTCCAGCATTTCTTGATAGGTTGCGCCTTCATAAACTTTACTATCCAGATATACCTTAATTTGATTGTATCTGTTATATTTTTTGGGGATAATATCTGAATTCATACATTGGATAACCATTGACAAATTATCGGCTAATGATTGTAGGCCAATTGATATTAAATATATATTTTCGGAATGTTTTGGTACATTAAAACTGGTAGGAGTTTTTAAACCGAGCAATATTAAATATTTACTATCTGATAAATCAGATGATACGATTGGTTTAATTAAATATGCTTCATTGTACAGTGTAGATAAATAATAAATAATTTCTGCACTAGTTTGTGTTTGTAAAGCAAATAATTGGATAATCATGTTAGATCCTTTTGCTTGTGTAGTTAATAAATTTGGTAGTGTATTAATAAGAAATTGTATTAATGCATTCTCATCTATTTCAATACTAGAATATTTATAAATAACTGTGGTTGCTTTTCCTTTTGATGGAGTTTCCATAACAGAAAGAGTATTTTTCGATTTAGTTAGTTTTTGGTAAGAACTAATAATTTCTTTTAATGTATCTGGATGACTCGTATAAATATTTTGGTTTGTTGTAATAATTCCGAATAAGTTTAGAATTTCCCAAAATTCCGCGAAATCCTGATTAAATTTTTTTGTTTTAAATAAATTGGATGCTTTAACACTGATACTTTTATCAGCATTACCTTCAAAATTAAAATTTAGACCAGCCTTATAATATGGAACGGATGTCAATGCAATTAAATCAATTTGTTCGTTGATATTATTAAAACCGTATTTAATTAATTTAGGACTGGGTTGATTATCAAAATAGAAATTTAATTCTACTTTGGTTGTTTTTTCAGATTCTGATTCGGTTTCTTGCGTTTGGTTTTTAAGTATATCGGATAACGTATAAATTATTGGTTCCATCTATATTATTACTAATAAATAATATTTTATCATTCATTAGTTCTCATTGTTTGTTGTAATTTGTCGGATAATGCCACTAAAATATCCAGATCATTAACTATTTTATCAGAATCCAATAAATAGGTTCCGTTTAATTTTTCAATGGCAGGTTGGGTATTATTATTAGAATCAGAATTTTCGATATAATTTGCATTTGGTACATTATCTTCGTATTCATTGTACCTAATATTTTGATAATAGATTGGATAAAAAAATCTTTCTGGTGATCGATATATTAATAAAATTTTGGGATCATCACCCTCTTTAATTTTTGAAAATTCCAATTTATTTCCTCGGTATGTTTCTCCATCTAATTCATCTTCTTTAATACTGTGTCTTATTAAATACACTGATGGTTTTAATGGCATGTACCTTTTTCTCAATACATGATATATTTTGTTTATTTGTCTTGTCTTTTTGGCTGGATCTATTATCATTTTGCTAGTACTAAAGTATGGTGTTAATACTTTCCCCAAATTGATTTTATGATTCACACCAACAATTCTAGATGGTTCCGTAACATTAATTTGTTTTGTTTTTTTGAAAATATAATAACGATATAACATTGCGAATTTAAAACTCGCTAATGCCGCATCGGTTTCCACATCGGTATGCATATTTGGGCGCAATGATAAATAGAAATTTTTAATCTCCTCATGTCGTTTGGCCGATGTATCAGCTAATGCAAAATCACCACTTTGTTCTTGAACAAAATAATTTTTGTAAAGATTGAACAAGCTATAAAAACTATCAGTTTCAACTAATTCCAGACCGCAGTTTTCTTTTAATGATTTTTGTAAGAAATCAGGGAATACCAAAAACTCCCTAATATAAACTCCGGCATTAGAAATTAAAGAGTTGTATAAATCAATTGCCATTCCAACACCCGGATTTTTTCCATCATTATCCGAATATATTTTTAATATTTCAAAAAATATATTTTTGTTTCCGTTATTATCTGTATACGCAACTGTCATTTTTTGTTTGCCCATTAGTCTATCATATATTAATTTTCCATCAAACGCTGTTACCAAAAAATAACCGTTATCATCCAAATGATCATTCACATTTTGACAAAAATTTGACCATGAAAGTTCATCCGATAAATAGTAATGTATAGTGAATTGGTTATTAATAACGCTGTATTTTTTGTTTCCGGATAAATGTGTTTCTATTAATTTTTTATTGAATGCCGACATATTTGGTAACACACTTTGTTGGGATTTTACATTAAAAAGTGCTCTAGCATCGGCATTAATAAAATACATTGGGGGAACATTTTTGTTTGTTTGTTTTAAATTTTTGTAACGATTATAAGCGGAATCATTAATAACAAAAAGTCCATTATTATCAACATCCACTCCGACATATTCATGTACATCTGCTTGGATAAATTTAATCAAATCACCACCACGTCCACAACCAATATCTAAAACATTCTTTTTGTCTGCACAATATGTTAAAATCATATTTGATTTGACCCAATTTTGAAACGCTCTCATTCCTGCGGCATTTGATGTTTTTTTCTGGTAATAGATGAAATTTTGTTTACGATAAGTTTCCGTACTTTTGGATAATCGATCTATTTCTTTTGAATAGGTTGATGGATGTGATAATGTTGCTATATTATCTTCAGTGACTGGATTAATAATAGTTCTCCAAATTCTAACGGCTATGTTCAAATTATTACCGTATTTTTTTCCATATTTTTGGACCGATTCTGTTTTATCATATCTGGTACGTAATGGAATCCATTTGTATGCATCATTGACATCTGGTTTGGCAAATTCAAATATAAATTCAACTACTGTACCATCATTTATCATATCTCCTTCTGAATCCATTGCTTCACCATCAGTCAAATAAATATTAGCACGTTGCTCGATACCATTAATTTTGAATGGTACTGGTTTTTCTTGGTTACCCCTATTAATACCAACATATAATTTACATATTTTATACGGTTTACCTTCACCACGAAGAACAGTATTATCATAATAAATAGCGGCATCACCTTTGGCATCTAGTTCAAATTTAACGTAAAAATCAATTGAATTTTGGTGTGGTGGTTTCCATTTATATTCCAATGGAATTGTATCTAAATTTTCTGTACTGACACGAATTATATATGGTGCATTAATTGGTGTATAAATAATACCATCAAGTGTGTATGGCGTTAATTTACCATATACCGATAATTTCCATAACATATCAGCATACATAAACACTTCCGAAGAATCGATACCGTATGGCACAAAATATAATTTTCTGGTAATAAATAAACCAGGAATTTTTTTGATTTCTTTTTTGAATTTATCCCAATAAGATTTTAGTTCGGCTGTATAAAAAGTTTTAATTTTATCCATTTCTAGATCATCATATTTATCTGTATAATCAGTAAATGGAATTAAATTACCAAAACCTTCATCAATAATATTATTAAGAATACCAATTCGATGTGTTAATATATATTTTTCATTTGTACGATAATCGATACCATTTGCATAAACCACGTCAAATGCCATATACATGTTTCCACTGTCATTCTCAATTAATTCTCCATCCAATAACATATCATGAAATTTTTTATTCTTAATTTGAATATTTGTCTTTTTGACAGTCAAATTACTTGACAATAAATAAATACCATGATCAGTACTAAATAAAAAATATCTTTCGCCATCCGCCTTATCAGTTACAGCATATTTATTGGGTATAAATTTAACAATGTGATGTGCCTCAATTGATACCACATTTCGACTATCCAAATGGTTTGTCGATTTGACACCCAGTAGATTTTGGTACTGTTGTACTATTTCTTTGGCTTCTGTCTTACCAATCGGAAATTCCGAATTTTGCGCAATTTTTAGAACCGATGTCGTTTCAGCAAACAGCGTATCTATATTAATACTATTGAGAACTTCAATTTCAATTTCGTAATTGGAAAAACGCTTTGTTAAATTCCAAATATTATGCGATTCCTGAACATCAGTGATATCGATTCGAATATTTTTATTAATGGTGAAACTGTATCGATTTTTATATCGGTACAACATTCGTTCACTGCCAGTCAGTACTGGTTTGTCTGAAGCCTTAGTGACCGGTGTTTCTCTTGTTAGTTTAAATACTGTTCCAAAATCGTCTATGTACAATCGATTAGCTGAACCACGATCTTTATACATAATTTCAATATTATCATTTGGATTTAACGATAATAAATATTTTTGAATGTTGATTGTTTTTTCGTTTGAATAACTTTGAATAAAATCTTCAATTTGGTTTGTGCCACTAATACTAACACGATAAGTGTTTCCATCTGATAGTATAATTGAAATATCCAAAGAATTATGCGCTACAATATCATCTTCGGAAATTATATTAACATAGTGCTCACTTATTCTAATATAGTCGGCATAACTAATATTTCGAAAAGAAACTTCAAATTCCATATCTTTGCTTTTTTTAAATTCATTAAGCATATTTTCAATTTGCGCATATTGTTCATTATTTAAAATATTATCAAATATATTGGGCTGTTTTATTTTATTAGACATCCTACGATATATTAAATATATGATATTTTATTTCTATACCATTGGGTATGCATTTTTGGATAGGATAAGATAATCAATTTTTATTGGTACCGCCGAAGCCAATAAAAAATTGATTTTTTTGGAAATTGCGCGCACCATTAATACTAATTTATAATATTATACAAATTGGTATCAATTTAATGGATTCATTCAAAAAAAAATTATGCGGTATTAGTAATGCGATTACGTTGTTTTTGCTGTACGTCATTTACCAAATATTATCACGTACTATTATTGGATTTATTTACATAATATTTATTTTCGGTAATATGATAATCATATTTCGTAACATAATATTAAATTTTGTGGACATTATCGTATCTATTATATATACCATTGGACAAGTCCTAATGTTATGCTTAATAGTTAGTTACGTATGTATATTTTCAAAATTTTTTTATGTTGTGAACAATGTAATATTTGTACGCTACGGAGCTAATAGGCATTCTATGCAGCCGATTGCATAAAAAAATATATGATGATAAACATATTTTCATATATTAGTTGGTGTACCCATTAAAATAAAGTGTAACAACTATTGTTTTGTAATAAAATTTAGTGATTGCTTTTAATATATATCTAAATTCTTTTGTTTTGACCAATTCATTTATATTATTTGCTTGTGTTGATGTAAAAAATTTCCAGTACAAAAATAATGCTATTTTAAATAATGCCACTTCGCGATTTCTAAATTGAATACTATTAAATTTTCGGAATACATATCTGGAAAGATTATCATTATCGAATACACTACTTAATTTTTTGAGTAAATATTCCAATTTTTCCTCATTTGTTTGTACATTGACTGCTTCAAAATTATCGTAGTATGTTGCATAAATATGTTTATATGTTTCAAAATTGACTTGTAATTCCTTAATATGTTTTAATAGTAGTGGATCAAGTGTGATATTGGTAGTAGGATTAAATTGTAGCGAAACGTATTCTACTTTTGGCGGAATATGATAATGATTAATATTGTTGTGACTTAGATCAATTAAATTTAATTTTGGCATTTGCCCCAAAGATTTGATAATGTTATTATTAGCGATTATTTTTCTGAGCGATGGTTGATTTTTAATTTGCACCAATTTATTGTGTGCAATACTAACGGATATCAGACTTGGATATGTTGGCATAATTTCGATTTGGTTAAAATCTGCCATTAATATAACCAATTTTGGTAAATATGGAAGCTCTGTAATATAATTGTATTTAATATCTAATTCTATTATACTACTACCACCAGAAATATTATTTAATTTATTATTACTCGCATCTAAAAATTCTAATTTTGGGAAAAAATCTAAATTGATCGACCGCAAATTAGTATCATTTATGTATAAATGTTTACATTTGGGAAGATGAAAATTTATTTCGAATTTGGGATTGTATGAACAATCAAAATATTTAATTCCTGATCCGTCATATTGCTTGCATGATGTTATTTCATTACCAGCAATATTTATAAAAATTAGTTTTGGGTAAAATGGTATACTTGTCAAACGGTTCCATGAACAGGTTAATTGTTCTAAATTTGGTAAATATTTAGCGGGTGGTAGTTCTGTTAGATTATTATGATCCACAAATAATCTTTTGAGATAGGAAAATTGTGGATGAAGTTTTGGATTAAGATGCTTGAGTCTTTGGTAACCTAAATCCAAATATTCTCTTTCTTCATCATAATAAGTGGTATCAATATATTTATCAATACGATCTGGATAACAATGTGATCTGGCGCGCATATACTTGATATATTATATTAGAATACTAAAATATTATATTATACCTCAATAATTTAAAAAAATTTATTTAAGAATAAAAAAAATTGCTCTTAAATAATTGGTTTTTTTTTTTGATAATAAATATCTTCATTTTTTTTCCAGTTCAATCAATTTATTATACGATTCGTGTACATCAATTTGTAATTTTTTGAAAAATAAATCCAAAATAGTATTATAGGATTGCGTATCAATATCCCAAGTATTTAAATATATCATACTATGTATTCCTAATTTGACCTCCGGAAAACATTTAATTTCCGATAAGTTTGTTAAAATATGGACATACATTTTTCTCCTTTGTTCTTCACTAACAGAATTATTTACAAGCATAACTGGTTCATAATTTCCTTGAATATATGACATACCGCATATATTTTTGAACAAATTTAAAAAAGAATATTTATTGCCTTTTGTCCAATAAAGATAAATGTCCATTTTTGTTAAATCAAAAACTAATAAATTGATTTCAAAAATATTAACAATGGATTGAATCAGTTCATGAGAAATTTTACCCTCAGACAAGTTTTTTATTAATTCTTGATTGACTGCCTGAACTTTTTTGGTATTTTTGGTTTTATCGATTTGGAAGTTCCTCTTAATTTTATGACAAATAAAACCTTCTAGCATATTAAAATTTTTTATGTGATCATCAAGATTTAGTTTACAAATATCTGGACGAATTAGCATATTCAAACTATTAAGAAAAGAAATATTAACAATATTTAAATTTTTTTCCATGAGATTTTTAATACCAAAACGAATAAAATCTGGTGTCAAAAATGATTTAATTTTGTGAGGAAACATGGCATAATTTTGTGTTTCATATGGTGCCAATGGTATATATTCGGTTACCATATTAGCCATTAAATTAAATCCTTTTTGTTTATTTTTTTTTTGTTCAATTTCTTTATTATCTGTTTCTATGACAGTTGATAAAAAATTTTCATCGTCCATCAAATGACAAAAAATACTATGCAAATTGATATTATCCATTTAATGGTTAATTAATATATGTGGTACATATTTATATTAATACAAATATAAATTCAAATTTTTCGTTTAATTATTATTAATAGATGCAGGTAAAAATTTGAAAAATATAATACAATCCAAAAGATATTATTCAAATAATAAGACTAAATGCAGAATACATTAGCAAAGATAATATGGGTTTGATAATTTCCAAAATAAAAAAAAATAATAAGAAAAAATATACCAAAACAGTGGATGTGCCCAATACGATAACTACAACAGAATCAGAAAATATTGATTTTTATTACAGCACAACAATTGATCTAACACACAAAAATATTTTATCAAGCACTGAAAATGCTGAACTTGATTTTTCCGCAAATAGCAGTTACGGTAAAAAAATTTGAAATATTAAATGCGTAATTTGTCTATTTATTATGTTGAATTATTATTATCCTAAAAACATGGGTTGCAACTGTTCTACTGCGGATTTGGAACCGGAAGAAAAAAATAATAATGTAAATACAAATACCACACCGATTCCAAAAAATAATAACGTTCGAACAGAAAAAACAGATTATTTTTCGGATGTGGATTTAAATACATCAAATGGCAGCGATGATGATGACGGTGCGGCGCTCTAAACTATTTTAATATTATTGATAATAGTATTAAAAAATTAGCATGATTCTTCTTTCCTATTTGATCGTATTACTTTTTTTGTTATTTTTTGTTTTGGAGTATCGATTGATTTTTTTAATGCCAATGATTTTTTCTTGGCAGAAAATTTAAATTCTTCGTAATCATTATCATCATTTAAAACTTTTTTAAGATTTCTTTGTTTGAGAATATTTTTTTCATAGTTACTCAATTTATATGTGCGATCATTTTTACATATGCTACCATTAGGAATAATATCAACATCTACTTCTATTTGGTTGGCACGTTTTTTATTAATTTTTTGCAAAAACTTATTTATTTTTTCCAATGTGGCATCACTAACAGTGGACAAATTTAGGAAAACACCATTGGAATTTTGGGTATAAGAACTAACGGTATCATCCGTCAAAATCTCAAAAATTGCGACGTAGTCTTGGTCGTTCTTGAGATTTTCAATCAATTCAACAATATGCTTGCGGTCATCACGAGAATATTTTGATTTATTGCGAGCCATTATTCTATATATACAATATATTTTATATTACGTTTAGTAACAAATATATAAAATATTATTTTTATTAATTCGCCATATAAATTTTTGCCAGGTTATTTAAAAAAAATTGAATAATAATTGGTTGGGATGTTCTATTTATTAATATTTTTTAAATAACAAAAGATGTATCGTAAGATGCTAGATAAATTTTTATCATTTAATTTTGATAACTATGCTGATAACAAAGAATTTGATATGGATGAATCTATTAAAAAAACATTAGATACAACAAAAAAATTCCCAGATTTATATGGCTCGTTGGTTAGTTATATTTCAGGAAATTGTTATTATAATGGCAAACTTTCACATCAACATGAATTAAGCGACAAAGAAGTTGGTGAGACAAAAAATTTAAATGATTTAATTTCAAAAACAGAGCCAATTTCAAAACCATTACATTTATTTCATGGTTTTGAAGTAGGTATCAAATATGATGATCATAAATGGAAAATAGGTAATAAAATAATTTTTAATTTTCATTTATCAAAAACTCCAGCGTATTGGGTGGCTAGCAGATTTGGCGACCATTTTTCATGGTATATTCACAAGATTAAAAGCGGATTATTCACTAGTATTCCAGCGTGTTACAACATTGGTTATATTGCAGCTATTAAAACTATTTTTTTTCAAAAATATTTGTTTTGTATTTACAAGGAGATTAATAAATGGAAACACGTATCAACCGATATACGTTGTCCAAATGATTTATTGGTTATAGCAAATACCAATGCACGAAAAATTTTATTAATGAATGAAGAATTTGAATATTTGTCGCACACAAAAGAGATTTTTATTCTGGCCGATATTGTTTATAAATTTAGTTTGGTTCCACCATTTGTAAGAAAATTTTATATTATGGAAAGAACTGATGCCGATGCTGATGATTTAAAATTTGTAAGAAAATTTTAAATAATAAATTTAATCACAGTGATTAAATTTATTAACAATATAATATAGCCATATGGATAGACGGATAAATATTTATCGAAATCAATCCAGCAATAAAAAGCAAAATGATGATGATAGGCGAATCACAATCCAAAAAACACACAGTTCCACAAAAAAAAATAAATATGGACAAAAAAGAATCGTAACAGATATTTCGACTACTGAACAAAATCTAGCGGGATTAGATGATAGGCTAACAAAACCTTTATCCAAAAAAATAGAAATCGATATTTATACTGAAACAGATCCAGAATTAAGTTTTGGAAGCCCGGACGAGGAATATGATTTGGATAAAAAAATGTTAGAAGATCATACTTATCCATCACCTACTCAAGAAAATTTCCAGGAAGCAATCTATGTAAAACGAGATTTTAATATTCACGGTATACCACACCGAAATGAAATTAAACCGCAAGATAGAGTAGATGAATACCGGGAAACATGTAAACCAGAAGATTTCGAATTAACCGAATCCCAAACATTATTATCAAATTTTGTTAATCCTAATACTCCCTATCGTGGTGTATTAATATATTGGGGCACGGGTGTTGGTAAATCTTGTGCAGCAATAGCCAGTGCTGAAAAATTTAAGCCAATGGTGGAAAAATATGGTACGCGAATCCATGTATTAGTACCAGGACCACTTAATAAACAAAATTTTTTGTCAGAAATTATTAAATGTACAGGAGAAACATATCAAAAAGTATATCAGGATAAAACAATGTTTGTAGATGAAATAGAAAAAGCAAAAAATAGGAAAAATGCAACAAATATTATTAATCAGTATTACCGAATCATGTCATATCGTTCATTTTATAAAAAAGTATTGGGAGAAAAAATTCGCGAAAAAGTAGTAACTGGTAAAAAAGTTAGAATATCAAGTAGAAAAACAGAAAGTGGTGAATATGAACGTGATATATCAGTAGATCGTATTTATAATTTAAACAATACACTTTTGATTGTTGACGAAGCACATAATTTAACTGGAAATGAGTATGGTGATGCTGTAAAAAAGATAATAGAAACATCATTAAATTTGAGAATAATACTTTTATCTGCTACTCCTATGAAAAATTTGGCCGATGATATTGTAGAATTACTGAATTATTTGAGACCAATAAATGCCCCGATGGAACGCGATAAAATTTTCACCAGTCAACGTGGACACCAAATGGAATTTAAACCAGGTGGTAAAGATTATTTAAGAAAAATGTGCCGTGGATATGTTTCCTATTTGCGTGGTGCTGATCCTTTAACTTTTGCCGAAAGAATTGATGTTGGTGAAATTCCTCCTGGATTAAGTTTTACAAAAGTAACCAGATGTTATATGTTGCCTTTTCAATTAAAAACATATGAAACGGTAGTGGAAACACAGGAAGACAGCTTGGATAGAAGTTCGGAAGCGGTAGCTAATTTTGCTTTTCCTGCTTTACCAAAAGATAAAAATTCCAAAGGCATCGAAGGATATTACGGTATTGAAGGAATTAACGAAATTAGAAATCAGCTCAAAAATAATGCAGAAGCGCTAAATAAACGAATCGCTTCAACTATACTAGCGGAGTATGATATTAAAAATACTTCATCACTGATATATTTAACAGAAAATAATAAAATCATCAGTGGTGATATTTTTAACGAAAAATATTTGAAATATTTTTCAATAAAATTTTATACTGCACTTCGGATCATTAATGAAAATGTGTATGGTAAAAGAGGAACCGGTTTGATGTTTGTTTATTCTAATTTGGTTAAAGTTGGTATTGAAGTTTTTCAAGAGGTACTCCAAAAAAATGGTTATTTAGAATACCAAGAAAATACAAACAGTTATAGTATCAAAAATAATACAAGATGCTATTTTTGTGAATATACTTACGGTGACCATAATGTATTACCAAATGATATTCCAAAACACGAGTTTTATCCGGCAACATATATTTCAGTAACAGGTAAAACAGATGAAAATGTTGAACAAATACCAGAAGAAAAACACAGAATTTTGAAAAATGTATTCAACAACGTAGAAAATAAAGATGGAAAATACATTAAATTGGTAATTGGTTCAAAAGTGATGAATGAGGGTATAACACTTTATAATATTAAAGAAATTCACGTTCTGGATGTTCATTATAACTTGGGAAAGGTAGATCAGGTTATTGGTCGAGGTATCCGTTTTTGTACACATTACGATATTATCAATTATGAAAATCCATATCCCACGGTAGAAGTTCATAAATATGTTGTTTCTATTAAGAATGGTTTGTCAACCAATGAACAACTTTATAAAAAAGCTGAACTCAAATATAAATTAATCAAGGAAACAGAAAGAATTTTGCATGAAGAAGCAATAGATTGCCCACTTAATCATAGCGGAAATATTTTTCCAGAAGAACTCAAGAGATATGGAAATTGTGGTAGCAAAGAAAATCCATGTCCAGCTATTTGTGGGTATATGCCATGTGAATTCAAATGTGGAGACAAATTATTAAATGAAAAATATTATGATCCAGAAAGAAAAATTTATCGCAAAGTTGCTAAATCTGATCTCGATTATTCCACATATAATAATTCTTTAGCAAGTGAGGAAATTGAGTATGCAAAATCAAAAATTAAAGAAATGTATCATCTGGACGACATTTATACTTTAAAGGATATACTTAAGTATGTTAAAAAATCTTATCCGGTTGATAAACGTGAAATGTTTGATGATTATTATGTATATCAAGCATTAGATGAATTAATACCAATAACTGGTAATGATTTTAACAATTTTCATGATACTATTACTAATAAAGTTAACAGACCAGGATATTTAATATATCGTAACAGATATTATATATTCCAACCATTTGATGAAAATGAAGAATTACCAATGTATTACCGAAGAAATTATCGTCCACCAATTATTAATAGATTGGGTTTAAAGGATTACATACACAATACAAAGGAATACAAATCTTATAAAGAAACACACCAAGGAGATCGTGATCCAGATGATTTAGAACCGATATTTGCGATTAAAGCATACGATTTTGATTCTGTTCTGGAATATTATGATAGCCGTGAAGAATTTGATTATGTTGGTATTATTGATCAAGAATCAACTAGAAAGAAAGTAAGAAAACCTGACGAAATTAACGATGAATTTAAAATTAGACAAAGACGTCCAAAAATATTATCAAAGAAGAGGGAAACCGGTGTGCCATCATTCAAAGGTGCTGTTTGTAAAACATCCAAGGATAAACAATTTTTACTTAATATTGCGGAAAAACTTAACCTTGTCATCGGAGATACAAATGTACGAACAGATATTTGTGATACTATTCGGGACAAATTATTTGACCTCGAAAAATATTCTACCACTGAAGATGGTAATAAAATGACTTACCTGATTATTCCGTACAATCACCGCACGATAAATTTTCCGTTAAATAGTCAGGACCGATGCAAGTACATTTTGAATGATATCCAATACGAGACAAGAACAACGATAGATCCAAAGATCAATGTAATACCCCTCAAAAAAGGCCGTTTCGATGATATTAAGTATGTCAAATATGAGATAGAATTTGATAAATCCATGGATAAATTCAAAGATATAATGGAATTACATGGTGCCGAAAAGAAAGGAGGTAAATGGATTATCGTCGTGGAATAATTTGTTATAATAAAAATTTATACTTCAACTATTTTTATTCTATTGCCACTAAAAAATTGATCTTTTGATATCTTGTGTACATTATTTTATATTTAAAATACCCAAAAATATTTATGTTTAGAATAAATGCATACTGATTTTAAAGAATCTTTTATTTGTCCAATTTCCGGCCAAATTTTTAAACAACCAGTTTTAGCACAAGATGGTTATTTTTATGAAAAAATGCAAATCAAAAAATGGTTTAAAAATCATAATACTAGTCCAATGACAAATTCTGAAATTACCACAAAACTGCAAGAATGTTTTATATTCAATTCGATGCTGGAAAAATTTTTGGAACACAATCCTATTGAACGATCCAACCAATACAACGAATATAAAAATCATTTGGAACATACCGAAAAAGTTAACAAACTTATCAAACATAATGAATTGGATAAACTTTTTAAATATAATAATTTTATTGTGTCAGAATTATTTGCTAATGCTACTCTTTTAATAAATTTATTAACGAATGGCAATAATAGTATTATTAAATATTTTATCGATAATTGTTTAGATTTAAATTCGGTAACAAACAATGGTTGGAATATTCTCCATTTCGTTATCAAACATTGTGATTTGGAAATCATTAAATACGTTATTGGTAAGGATATTGATCCGGAATCTGAAACAAAAAAAGGTTGGCGTGCTATTCATATTGCATGTAAATATTCCGATCATGAGATTATTGAATATTTTTTAGATCTCAATATAAATTTGGAATCCGAAACAAAAAATGGCTGGAGACCTATACATTTGTTATGTTATGATGAAAACAGTACAATTATCCAATATTTGCTTTCAAAAAATATTAACATGTATTCAAAAATTCGTAAGCATCATGGTAGGGATGTCAATTATGGCATTAAAGAATTGATTATTATTAATGACAATATGGATCTGATCGAAAAAGTAAAATTAATAGAATTAATTATTGACACAGAACGTGCTAATCATACCTTTATTAATGCTTCTATAGCAACATCACCACCGCCGCCAATTTCATTAAATAATAAAACAAATGATACAGCTTGCGACAGTAGTATAAAAATAATAGATGATGTAACTGATGCGATTAATCAAAAAGAGAATTTATTATTAACTTTTAATCCATAAAATTGAAAAATATTTTCATGTAATTAAAAATCATATCAATATAAAAATTATTACTACTATATATCATAACAATGGCACAAATTAGTCTATATTATCGAACACAGTTGGAAACAAAGGTATCATTATTGGCGGAACAAGTGGATGGAAACATGGACGAACATTTATTGGATAATCTCCGGGCAAAGATAGAGGGAAGATCTATTGATAACGGTATTGTTCTTAAAATAAACAGATTAATTAGTTATGACTATGGCATTATTGATAAATCCAATTTCATGGGAACAACTGTTTTTCCAGTAAAATATGAATGTTTTATTTGTTCACCAACCAAAGATTTAGAAATAATTTGTGTTTTAGAAAATATTGTCAAAGGATATCTAATAGCAAAAAATGGTCCAGTTACCGTAGCCATCCAGTTTAATAATATTGATACCCAAAAATTCGAAATCAGTGGTAACACAATTATTGTTTCAAAAACAAAAACACCAATACAAAAGGGGGAGTATCTAAAAGTTTCAATTATAAGTATAAATAATAATTTGGGAGAAAAAAGCATTGTCGCAATGTGCAAACTATTAAATTTGGCTAATAAAGATGAAATTAAATCATTTGATGAAGACCAGGTGATGGCAACAAATGGTAATGCGAATGACAACAAAGAATTTATCTAATTATTCGAATAAATATTTAAATATATCAAAACTAATTATTCAATTTTTCAAGTTTGAACTTAAAAAATTAAATATAATATTACATTAATTCGCAAAAACAATGGAATATGAATCTAATTTTCGCAAAAAAAATTTATGCGCGAATTGTGGCAAACCAGGACATGAATTTCGGGCTTGTCATGAACCGATCACAAGTTATGGCATAATAAATATTGATATTATGGATGATATTAATGAAACTCTCATCCTTAAAGATAAATTTAGTACTACCAAAAATACATACTATAAAATAGTATCTACAAAATATCCAAGTATTAAATGTTATATTTCTGACAACATCAAATTATTTGATGAAGAGAATGATATTTATAAACTAGACAATGAGACCATACCGTATAATGAAGAAGATCAAATCCAAAAATTTTGTTACTACAAAAATAAAATTTTATTTATGATGGTTAGTAGAAAATTTTCATTAGGATTTATTGAATTTATTCGTGGTAAATATGAGGTTTCTGATACCAAAACAATTATTAATTTATTTGAACAAATGTATGAAGATGAAATTAAATACATTAGAAAAAATCATTATGATAACATACTGTATCATTTTTTGAATCGAAATAATGAACCAAAAGAAATAGTTCTTAATCGAATTTATGAAGGCCGTTATTCCAATGAATACTGTGAAGCAAAAATTAAATTTAATATGCTTTTGAATCCATTAGATGATGAAAATAATGACATACCATTAGACCTTGATTTTTATACTAAATATATTAAACCAAGATGGAGAAAACCAGAATGGGGCTTTCCAAAAGGAAGACGTGATAAACGATCTGAAGAAAATTTATCATGTGCCTGCAGAGAATTTGAAGAGGAAACTGGTTATGGCAAAAATAATTACAATATACTAAATAAAATTGAACCAATCGAAGAAAGATTAATTGGTACAAATGGTATTAATTATAAACATATTTATTATTTGGCTATCAATAATTATGACAGAGATAATATCCTGGTCGATTATGATACTTATGAAATTGGTGATATCAAATGGTTTACCTATGATGAAGCAATGGCCAATATTCGCCCATATCATATTGAAAAAAAGAAAATTTTGACACGAGTTTATTTATTCATACTAAATTATTTAATTAATAATGCACAGGATATTTAATAAGTTGTATTATTTATGAAAATTATGTTGATTGTATTAGATATAATCAACATGATACCAATAAATAAAATGTATTGTATAAATTTGCACAATCGAAATGATAGAATGGAAGCAAGTAAAAAAATATTCGATAAATACAATTTATTTGTGAAATTTTATCGTGTCAACAAAGATATCGATGATCCAGTTAGAGGATGTTTTAATTCGCATACCGCAATAATAAAAAAAGCTTATGAAAAAAAATTTGATAATGTACTAATTTTTGAAGATGATATTGTTTGTTATTTGGATAAAAATGAATTTGATAATATTATACAAAATGTGTATAATTTTATACAAACACATGATTATGATATATTTTTTCTTGGTTCAAGTCCAGATATTTATAACGGAAGCGCAAAAAAAATAACCAATAATATCTATCAAGTTAATGCTTTTAATACACACGCTTACATATTATCAAAATCAGGAATTGAAAAATATAAAGATTTGGCATATTATAATATACCCATCGATGAAATATATAGCAAGTCCAACAAAACATATGCATTTGTTCCATCTATTTTTAACCAGAATGAAAGCGAAAGTGATTTATCGAAAGCCAATTATTTCGGCTTCAAAGAATACTTACAAATTTTTAGGGATAAATATATTATTTATGTAAATAAACCAATTGCTACTGTCATAAAAATTATAATTATTGGATCAATTATATTGTACATTGTAACTCGAAATAAAATATTCATTATCTTACCAATATTATACTTGCTTGTATGTATATATAGGTGTTGATTAAAATAAAAAATATTTTATTGATTTATAAATGAAAAATATATTTTGGGTTGTTATAATTTTATTTTTATTTTTATTAGTTGTATATTATTTTTTATTTAATAGAAAATTATATTCATCGCCAAATATTATTAGGGAAAATCAGCATATTACAACAGATAAATTAATGATTGTCGCGCATCCGGATGATGAACTAATTTTTGGTGGAAAAGAATTAATACAAGAAAAAGGATGGAAAGTAGTATGTGTTACAAATGGGTCAGCAAAATCGAAATGTATTTTCTCTATCTATTCTGCTAATACTCGAAAAACTGAATTTATGTCAGTAATGGATGCACTTGATTGCCAATATGAAATTTGGGATTATGAGGATTATGGATTCAATGCTAATTGGAACGAAAAATTGTTATTAGAAAATTTACAACGAGTTATTAATGAAAAAAATTATAAAAAGATTGTAACACATAATTTAAATGGTGAATACGGTCATGTTCAGCATAAAAAAATATCCGAATTGGTTCACACTCTCAAACCAAATAATTTGTATGTTTTCGGGTATAAAAATAAATTAGGCCATGATTCTGACAAAAAAAATTGTGCAAATGATTATGTGTGTAAACTAAATGAATTATTAAAATTATATACGAGCCAAAAAAATACTGTTGGTAAATATTATACAAATATTTTACAACAGTCGATCTGCAAAGTTAATTTTTAATATTTATTTGAATTATAATGATACCAAAAATAATTCATCAAATATGGATACAAGGTTATGAAAATATTCCACCCAAACAAAAAATATATCATGATTGGTGCAAAATAATTAATAATGATTTTGAACATATTTTATGGGATGAAATTAAAATTAAAAAATTATTAATGGATCATTTTGGTAAAAATTATGTTGATTTGTACGATAAATATACTATTTATGTACAAAAATCAGATTTTGCCAGATATGCTATACTAGACATTTATGGTGGAATTTATTTAGATATGGATATGGTATGTCGAAAAAATATGAGTCCATTTCTTCAATATGATTTTTTTTGTACAACCGATACAGTATCTATTTTTATTAAAAGATATTTGAATGGTATACTTGGTACAAAACCGAAACATCCAATTTTCCAATACATTTTTAAAAATATTTTTAATAGACAAGCCAATATTAACAAAAATTTATATGTTGGACATACAACCGGAACAAAATTACTGTATGATTCCATTTCAGAATACCAAAAAACAACCAGAAATAATGATTTTTCGATTATAGATAGAAAATATTTGCATCCATGTGGTCCATTTAATCGTGAAACGTGTCCTTATACCTGTGAAGATTGTTTTGTGGCACAAGCCAGCGCTTCGGATAGTTCATGGGCACCATCTTCCATAAAAATACTTAATAAATATCTTAGAAATATTATTTTTATTATTGTGTTAATTTGTTTGTTACTCTTTTTTTGTTATGGTATTCACAGAAAATAAATATTTCATTTCCGATATACACGAATTTAAAATTATATTGATTATGTATTATAATATAAATGTCCATAGCTGAATATTATTGTATTAATTTATATGAAAGAAATGATAGAATGATGGATGCAAAACAAATTTTTAACAAATATAATTTACCCGTAAATTTTTACAGGGTTCACAAAGATAAAGAAGATGGCAGGAGAGGATGTTTTACATCACATATTAACATTATTAAAAAAGCTCATGATAAAAATTTAGATAATGTTTTAATTTTTGAGGATGATATTAAATGTTCTTTGGATAAGCAAGGTTTTTATAAAAAAATGCAAACAGTTTATGATTTTACCAATAAATATGATTATGATATATTTTTTTTGGGATCCATTCCTGATATTTATAAAAAATCTACCAAAAAAATATCCGAAAATATTTATAAGGTCAATGCATATTGTACACATGCATATATATTATCCAGATCCGGTATTAATAAATATAAGAATTTATCTTTTGATAAAGAACGTACGTCAATTGATTATATATATCGAGAATCTGATAAATCGTACGCCATTTATCCATCTATTTTTTTTCAAAACGAAAGTAAAAGTGATATCGCACCATCATGGTTTAGTTTTTTTGGTTCAAAAGAAATTATTGCAAAATTACGCGAACAATATGCCGCACATATAAATATACCATTGGTACTACATTTTCAAATAATAATAATTGGATCGGCATTATTGTACATGATAACCGGAAAAATGATATTTTTACTAATACCAATTATTTACATATGTTACCAAATATTCAAGTATTAATAAAAACTAATAATGTTATATAATACAGCGTAATAATTTACCCAATAAAATATGGCTATACATATATCAATATATGACAATTCCGAAAATTATACACCAAGTATGGTTACAGGGCCATGATAAGATTCCAACAAATTTAAAAATATATCATGACGGATGTAAAAATATTAATGATAATTTTGAATCAATATTTTGGGACGAAGTAAAAATTAAAAAATTTTTACTTGAACATTTTGGACAAAAATATGTTGACACCTTTAATTTGTTTCCTGTTTTTGCCCAAAAAACAGATTTTGCTAGATATGCTATACTATATATTCATGGTGGCATATATTTGGACATGGACACATTATGCAGAAAAAATTTATCACCATTTTTAGGTTTAACTTTTTTTACTACTATTGCTGGTGATGGTTTTTATGAAATATACAAAAGATACCACAATGCTATTATTGGTACTGTCCCAAAACATCCATTATTTAAAATAATATTAAAAAATATTTTTGATAGGTTGGTATATTTGAATAATGTAACATATTCTACTGGTACCCGTTTATTTTATGATTCGGTAAAAGAATATCGACAAACATATAAGGATGATATTACTATTGTTGATCCAAAATATTTACATCCATGCGGTATTTTTAATAATGAATTATGTCCATTTACATGCGACGATTGTTATGTTTCGCATATAAACTATTCATCATGGTCCCCAGTTAGCAAATCCTTCCAATCCATAGTTAAAAATTTTGTTTTAATACTAATTATTATTGTTTTTATTATTATCGGTTGGGTCTGCTATCGAAAATTTAAAAAGTCCTGAATATTTAACCAATTCTAAATTAGTAAAAAAGGTTTTTGCTATTAAATGTGGCCAAAACAATTTAGCCGGATACTCTTTAACAATACCGCAATCGTACAGTAAATTATATAAAAATTCAGTACAGGTCATTTTTTTTCGACTAAATTTTTCGCCATAATATTTTGCAATACGATGTGAAAAACCTTCATCCATGATAGCCAAAAACGCGGTTTTGTATCCTTCCTGGAAGATTATATTTTTGTATTTTTTTAAATTTTTTATGACTAAATGATTTGGTAATTCTTTTGAAATAAATTTAACAGCATAAGTTCCGTTATATTCTTTGTAATATTCTTGTAATAATGTATCAATTTCAATAATTCTGATACCACCTTCACCACACTTATTTAATTTTTGGGCTGATTCATTACCACATTGATCTTGGCCACAACATTCTATAATATAAATATTATCGTCTTTTTTGAAAACCAATCCAGCATGACCATAAATAGAATCAAATGTTTTTGTCCGCAATCCATACATTATTCTTTCGGATAATGATCCAATTTTATTACAAGAAAAAAGAATAATATCACCAGTTCTGAGATTAGGTTTAATGTTATTGTATCTGTATATTGGTGCACCATCAATTTCATCCATTAGTATCAATACATAAAATAGAATAACAACCAAAATAAGACCAATTATTGTCCAAAATAGTCTTGATGTCAT